TTACTGATGCTGGCGATCTGGTCAACTTAGCATCACATGGTTTAAGTAATGGAGATGAAGTTTCTTTTGCAACTATAGTAACAACGACTGGTATTGTTACTAATAGAATTTATTATGTAGTCAATGCTACAGCTGGAACATTTCAAGTAGCAGCAACTCTAGGTGGTCCAGCACTAGCATTAACGATAAACGGTTCTGGAACCTTACGTTATCGTACAGAAGTTGTATCAATTAACCCCAACGTAAGCATTACAGTATCACGACAAATGGCTGCGGGGGGTGCAAATAGTTTAACATTTAGACAATTAAGAACTGGAACAGCCCTATTAAAAGGCTGGGCAGTAACAGCATAATTTTATGACATCAGGATTTTACAAAAAAGATAATGAGGAACTTTTCTATGCTCCAAACATAGTAGAAGGAAATGGGTTTGTGTTAGTAGCGCAAAATAAAGATCAATATGAATATCCAGTAGATGGATGGTATTGGTTTGAAAGTGAAGAAGAAGCTATTACGACACTATAATAAAAAAAGAGCCGATCTTCGATCGGCTCTTTTAGTATATGAAGAAGAAGTATTAACGATAACCTAGATATACTTCCTTTTGAATCTGTGGAAACGATGTATCAAATCCGTTTGCTGTAAGAGTCTGTAGTGCAGTACCTGTAACAACTGTGAATAGTGATGATGACTCATCTGTAAAAATAACAGCCATTGTCTGGCCGTTGTATGCGCTATCAACTCTAAATGTTGTACCGGCAAATGCTGAAAGAGTAGCAAACGAACCAGTACCGGAAGCAGGAGATACTGCTGATGAAAGAAGTGTATTGAAAGCTACTCCACGGACTGCTTTTGAGGCTGTTGTGCCAGTGGTGAGAAGTTCGACTGTCTTAAATTGACCTGTACTGGAAAGAGACCAGCTTAAATTTACTGGAGGTGTACCGAATGCTGAGAGAACTTGATTGTTAAAGTTAATGACTGGCATATTATTATTTATTCCTCCCCATACTTTTTTTATATAAAAAATGGCGGGGCCTTCGGTCCCCGCCATTTTAAATAACTTTTACTTTGATTAATATCAGAAGTATACGTTCTGAGCTGCAGGAGAGAACGCAGTACCTAGCCCTGAAACAATAACAACATGGTAGTAAAGGTTAGCGCCGAAGATATTATCGACGACACCATAACGGGTGAGCAAGCCTACGCGTGGAGCGAAGTCTTGTGGTCCGATTGTTCTTTGTACCATGATCGGAATGTAAGGACAGTAGATGATACCTGTATCGTAGAACTCTGGTCCCTTGTAGCCAAGAAGAGCATACTCAACACCAGATGTATAAGTACCGGATGGTACGTCTGGGTTGGTATATCCTTGATCACCGTAGAGATTGGAGTTTTGAGCTTCGGTACGTGTATCACGGTATACGCTGAATCTTCCACCAACAGAACCAATCTTAGCAATACCTACAGGTTGTGTAGATACATCGCCTTGAACTGGGACCCATTGGAATTCAGGAAGCATTTCAAGAATCGCGCAAACACGTGGTGTAGCAACGATGAAGTTAGCAGCACCGCGTCTGTTACGAACAGCGATTCTGTTTGCTTCGATGATAAGCTTCTGATAGAAGTCTCTATTACGCTCAACCAACCAACGACCGTCAGCAGATGCTGGGCTCCATACGGAGTAACCTGCACCAAAACCAGCTCCAAGAGCAGCTTGAACCATTCTCATGATCATTTCACGGTCGATTTCTGCTTGGATCTCATACGACATAGCGTTTGTGATCTCAGCATCGATATCGATACCATTCATGTTCTTGAGGTCTTGCTCAAGTTCTACTGACCAACGAGCACCGAGTCTACGAGTACCAGCTTCAACAGCTGTTTTCTCGAAGGACACGTTAATCTGAGGAATGTTGTTTTGAATCTCAAAGTTCTTGAGAATTTCAGCAACACCTTGATCCTGTGCAGCAAATCTCCAAGCATCAGCACCAGAGAGACGTGATGAAGATGTACCTGTGAATCTGGAATCAATATATTGATAACCAAGTTCACGGCCATTTGCATTACCTACTGTATAGTGTGGGTTTGGATTTGAGCCAACGTCGCTACCACCAGTACCAAGACCAGTTGTGTCATACTTATAGCGTAAAGCAAAAGCAAGACCGACTGGGCCGGACATTGGTTGTACACCGACGATTTCGTTGGAGATAAGCTCAGGGAACGTACGACGAATCATTGGGATAAGAATCTTCGGAAGACGTGCATCACCATTCGCATAAGAGTCAGTGCTGTTGATTGAACCTGGTGGGTTATATTGACCACCAGAGTATGCGTTAGCGCCAAAGGCACCAACAACACCACCGCCGCTACCTGCGACTGTTTGCTCCATACACCACTTCTCTTGGTTCTCAAGAAGAACAGCAGTGTTAAGACGTGTGTGCTCGTCACGAATTTCCTTACAAGAATCAGACTTGAAATCAAGAACTGGTGCCCACTTCTCTAGAAGTGTATCAGCTCTGTTTCTATCGATAAATGACTGTGGTTTATTCATAATTAGCTTTATTTCCTTTCTTTCGACCTTCATGAGCTAAGCTCATGTTACTCAGGTGTCTAGCACCTCATTGTTTAGGGAAAATTTTATTTCATTCTTTGAAGTTCAGATAAGTACGGATTTTTTTGTTGTTTTTCTTCACGTACAATCTCTCTAGGAGCATCCGCTTTTACAGTACGTTTTGTAAAGGCTTGCTCTTTAATGACATTAAGATTTTCTGCTTCTTTCTTTTCAAAGAGTCTTAAGGTATAATCAAAGTTTTCTACAATAAATTTAGGTGTTTTATCACCAAGTACGCGCTTAATATATTCTTTTTTCTTCTCAGAAAGACCTGCTGTCTTCGATTCTAAAATAAGATCAGCTTTTGTCTTATTATAATTTTCTTTAAGAAGATTGTTTTCATTGCTTAGCTTTTTAACCTCAGCTGTCAATTGATCAATTTGGTTTTTACCATCGAGAACAGCATCTTTTACTGATTCGCTCATCAACGCTGAATCCACAGCAAGCACTTTTCTTAAGTTGCTTAATACTTCAACAGCTGTTCTATTCTTTGTTGCTTCTTGTATTGCTTCAGAAGGAATAGCTTCGTTAATAAACTCTTCTAAATACTGCGAAATTGACTCTACAAGCGTATTTTTAAATTCTGCTGCGGATTGGTTAATTTCTGTTTCGTATTTTTTAACTACTTTAAGAAGCTTGTTAGCGTTAACGCGATCGATAGATTCAACCACTCTTTTAAGCTTAGCAGTATGATCTTTATCAATAGCGCTCATTAATACAGTAAGCTTCTTTGCGTATAGCTCATCTTGTTCTACTAGCGCAGCCTCAACAAGTACACTTGTTTTATCTTTAATAGCGTTCTGTATTGATGTTAAGGATTCTTCGGTCAGAAGATCTGTAACTTGTTCCGGTAACATTTTTGTAATATTCATAGTAGTTTAAAAGAGCGGGTCATTGGCAGCTTTACTAATTCTTGCCTGTAGCTTATTATTAACGACAGCTGTTAAATATTTATGTGCTTGAGCATAATTTTTACTAGAAATAGCAGTAATAAACGCAGCAATTTTTGATGATTCGCTTATTTTTATTTTTTTTACTGTTTGTTTCTTTTCACTCATACTATTTAGCGACATATTATTATTTATGCTCGAACTTATATTTTATTAATAAAGTTTAAAATTTGCTCGCGTAAATAAGCATCTAAATCTTTGCGTGGTAAAGTATTAATTGTTTTTTCAAAGGTATCATACGCTTCTTCAAACTTACCATTGTTAGCTAGGACCCATTGCTTGGATTCTAGAATACCATTGACGAAAGCTTTAGGGAAAGACGGATCTGCAACACAGTCAATAGCTACTAGCTTCATGTTTCGTACAACATTACAACCGCGACTTTCTTCTAAAGTACCTAATGCTCTTGAAGACATACCTACTTTTACTCCATCATTAATAAGCGATTTTACTATTAAACCACACGGCGTTGATAGTACTTTTGACTTCCCATAAAAAACATTATTATCTTCATACATCTCTGTAACAACATGACATGCACGTTCAAGATCAACATCTGCTGAGGTCGGGTGATTTAGTTCACCCATTGCGCGGCCTGGCTTTACCATTTCATCGTTGTACCTATTAACTTCTAATCTTAATTCATCAATAGGATAAAGTCTTTTATTTTTGTTTATACCTTCAGCCATCATATATGGACCTTTTATATAGAGAGTAGCTGGTGTATTGCGATTACTTTCTTCAACAATGTATTCGAAGCTATCATCAATTACTGGTTTTTCTACTAAGAGATTCAATTTTAAAGACATATGTATATATTTATTGTTTAGTGGTAACTTTTACTAGGTTAATTCTTTTTCTGTAAGTATGAGAAAGGTCAAGCTATGCTTTCTACAATACTCTCGTGCACTCTCCCATTTTGCTGTATTAATAGCATATTGTTTTTGTTCATATAATAAGTGCTGCTGTTTTTTATATTTTGTAGCTGGCGGCAGTGTTTGCTTATGTGGTTTGATTTCTACTAAATATTTGTTAAGCTTATTATTTTCTTTAATAACCACATAGTTGTCTACAAAATAACGATGTACTCTATTATCGACAGGGCTTATATACGGTAATACAATATTTTCGCTTCCCCACTGAATAATATTTTGATTCATATCACAAAATCTAAAAAACTTAAGTTCAAGTCCTGAGCGATATATAGCGTGGCTTCCGATAAATTTTTCTTTATTTATCGGGGTAAAAATCCCCTGTCTGTATTTACTATTTTTTATAAATTTCATTACCCGACATAAAATAGTATAGGATCTGAGTCGCCAAAGCCCGGAGATGCTCCCTCTAAAAGACGCTTCTCCAATTCAATTTTTTCTGTTTTACCTTCTTCTAAAAGATCATAATTAAGCGACCCTCCACCCAGTAGGGTTACGTTACCGAATTTGCTTCTAACTCTACCTATGGTTATTTTCGAAAGAGCTAATGCATATTGATAAACCCACTGCTCCTTAATAAGGTCGCGTATAGGTCGCTCTACATAACACGAAATGACACCATAAAAACGATTCTTCCCAGGCTGTGGATACATTGTTAGATATTGCGTTCTAGGGTCAAATTTGAGATCTCTCGTAATAGCGAGTAATTTTTCCCGTGTATCCATGAACTCCTTTACAGCGTACCATGAAAGTAAGTCAAAGCCATAATTGCCTAATGCATAACTATAATATGTTTGTTGAGCTAGAGTCTGCTCGAGAGTGAAGAGAGTGTTTATACCTGTGGTAGAGCCTTCTTGAAAATCAACAACATCAATTACCTTACGGTAGTCCATAATATCGTAATCAAAAACATTGCTGTATGTTGAAGCTTGCGTTTTGGAGCATTCAAGCGTGAGCGTCTTTTTTATAGTTTGTTTAAAGTTACTTGAAAGAGATACGTTAAATGAAGTAATAGAGCTATATATCGTCTGATCTATAATATCCAATTCTTCTATACCTTTACTAAAAGTGCTTGAAAGTGTTGTTGATTGTGCAAAAACGGAAGAAATAATACTTGTTGTTGTTATAAAGACAGCTTCAGGCGTTTCGACTGTAAATCCAGGACCAGGAAATGGTGTTGTATCGGCAAGTTTTTGTGAGGTGGTATATTCGCTATTATTAATAGTAAACAAATGATCGAGTCTTATGCCTTTGTTTTTTTCGTATAGGTTTGAATCAAAAACTAAATATTCTGTCGTATACCCAGCAAATTTTGTAAAAAATTCAATAGCAATCTGTATATTTTCAAATAGCTGATCTTGATGTATTTCAAGAGTGATAAGCGGATACCCTAAAGATCGCTGTATGCGTTCACCAAGCTTACCGTAACAATCTATTTTACTATTTAAATTTGTAGAAAGAAACGCTGAAACTGGCGTTATTACACATGGCGATGACATACAGTTATTTATTCTTTAACGTGCTTATGCTGCTGGCTGAGGAGCGGGAGGGACGTTTCCTGCTTCTGCTCCTGGCTCAGGTGGTATTGCTTCTGCTGCAGGCTCTTCACCCAATGCTGCTGGACCTCCACCAAAGGCTGGAGGTGCACCGCCTCCACCAGCAGCAGGAGCGCCTTCGCCTGCCTGTCCGCTAATATCATTCGCGATAAGCTGTTCTTTCCATGCTGGGCCCGCTGCTTGTATTTGTGCTAACTCCCATTGCATTTCCGCGTCTTTGCGTAAAAATTCACGGTTTGCTAGTATATCTCTATCTTTCCATCCTAGATATTTTTTCTGCGCGTATGTAGCTGAAACAAACTCATTGCTTGCTAGATTATTATAGCTGGTTGATTTTAGTTCTAGCCGTTGATTTTCACGTAGCTCGTAAAAATTCGTCGGTACATTAAAGTCTACCTCAATATTATTGAGTGTAAGTTCATACTTCTCCCACAAGCCTGTAAGCTTGAGATGTGTTACAAAGCCACGCTTTATACCTGATGCAAATCGTTGCTGCTGTCTTATTATAAATCTTGCAAATTTTAATTCTTCACGAAGTATCTCAGCTCCATCTTTGAAAGCATCTTGTGGATCGAGACGTGATGTTGGTACTTTAAGTGATCTATATAGTTTTTTAACAAAATACATTAAGTCGTCTAATTGACCTAAGTTTGAACCACCGGGTAGTTGTGTAACATTAGTACCTTCTGAGCCTTGACGTTTTGCAAACCAAAACGCGTCAAGCATCGATTGTGGATTAAATTGTTTAACGGTATCAGCTTGATTTAGATCGAAAGTCTTACGCGACCAGTATTGTTGTATTAGTTTTTTAAGATACGCTTCAGCTTTTGGCGGCGCCATGTTTCCAACATCTACATTAAATACCAAGCGTTCAGGTGCGCGCACCAATCTATATATAACAATTGAATCTTCAATAAGGGATAACTGACGATAAGGCCTTCTTACATTCTCTAAAAACGGAAGTGCAAAAGTCTTTGACTCATTATATACACCTGAATTAATGTATATAATTTGATTTTCTTCCATAGGTATAAATTCAATTTTTTCAATCTTTTCAGGATTGACCTTATCAAAAATAGGCTTCCGATAAATATAACCTTTAATAAGCATATTTTGAATATTGCTGTATACAGGGTCAATAACTTCAGCAGGTAGATTTATAACACCTAAAACACCTTCTTTAAGATAATCTTCGTGTACAATTAATTCGAAGAATATTTCTCCTTCAATCATTAGCTGTCTAAAGTATTGCCAGCCTCTTGTTTTTAACTCAAAATAATCAGCGTATTTATTAAATTCTTCTTCTAATTTCTCTTTTTCAAGAACAGTTAGGTCTATATTGTTGAATGTTAGATTTACTATTCTGTTATTTTCACCAGGATTTATTACCTCATCACAAATTTCATCAAGTGCATCTGCTACATCGGAATAAGCAGCCATAATCCTATAATCTCTTAATCGAGCAGGCTTATCCTGTTGAATGTTAGCATACATTATATCACCAAATGATGTATCTTTATTAATATCCCCTAGAGGCATATTATTAAAGTCATTAGATAGTGAAATAGAGTTCTTAGCTAGCGCTTCAGCGCGACGTACACCCGCTTTTGCAAAGTGCTTATATTTAGGATTTATCTGATCATTGTCATATGTTACACTGGTATACGGTAATCTATTTTGAATATAACTTACAAGACTTCTACCGAATGTATTACCACGCCCATCATTTGTAACATAAGAACGATTTGAATTAGGTGATGTAGAAAGATCAGCCATTAGTGTATATATTTATTAGATGAGTCGAAAAATGACAGCTAACAAGGTAAATTATATGTATCACTAAAATGAAAGTTATTCATTGAAAATGTTGAAAAGCATCCTTGCGGAGCAAAAAGAAGTATATCTACCTTACCACTGCCAGAAAGATACGGAATATTTACAGATAATAAATTATCATTAATAATATTATAAGATGAAGGCGATAATTTAAATCCAGAAATTACATTAGACTTACATTTCAGAGATGTCAGACCAGATGTTAAAGTATTATTGTTTGAACTTAACAATACTGTTGTGACGCTGCTCAACCCTGTTCCGTAAAACAAAAAGCTATTATTACCTGTTAATTGTTTATTAAAGGTAATAGGATGGGTAACAGGTAACATTGAGCCGCGTGTGGTGTAGAAGGCGTTTGTTATTATCGGTCCGCCGCTTATAATATCTGTTGATGAATCGGCTGTAAGTGAGTATGCTTTCGTGCTGTAGCTATCATCATCAAGGGTATTAAAATCGAATCCCGTGTACGGTGTAATATTGTTAATTTTAACATTATATATTGAAGGGTAATTTACGTTCGAATCTTTAAACAGCCACCCTTTAATTGTAAATGTTGTATCTGCTGTAATTCTAAATTTATCACTATAAGTTAAATCTGTTGGGGAAGTTAGGTTAATATTGCCATCCCAAAGTACTTCTGTTCTTATCTCGAACGTTTCAGTCGTGAGACCGAGAGGCTCTTTCCACGAAATAATAATATATGGGTTAGCGTATGGAATAAAATTAGAGACTATTTGATCCATATCTTGCATATATCTCGCAAGAATTGATACGCTAACGGTAATGTTTATTGGTACCGGTGTCTTAATTGTATTGAGATATGCTTCGTTTTTGTAATTGTAAAAGCCGTCTAATTTGTTAAAAACACGAGAAGAGTCACGAGATATCGAAGTAGGGTTAATTGCTATAACAGGCAATGTTAGATTTTGCGCTTTATTGACAATATCGTACATTACCCTTTCTTTAGGACCGAGTACGTAGCGAACGGAAATTTCTTCTTTAGATTCGCGTGTAGCGTTATATCTTTTTATAACTATATCATCGAACGCTGCAGCAAACTGCGTTAAAAGGTCTTTTACTTCAAAATTATACGTGTATTTTTTCACTTCCTTTTATATTTATTTAAGTAAACCTTTCTAAGAAATATTTTGGAAGCTTATCTTTATTTGTAATGACTTTATCTATAATTGAACCGTCAAGAATATATGTAACGCAATGATCTTGTGAAGATCGCACACCGCGTCCGCAAGCTTGTATTAATGCTGAGAGCATCTTATTAATATACCACTGCGTATCGCTTTTTATTAATTTTTCTATTCGCTTATCCTTCATAGGTAAATACGGAGCTTTAACAATAATTTGAAAGCGAGCGCGATCATCTTTTAGATCAACGCCATGCGACATTGAGGGTGAAACAATAACGGTTGGCGAGTCTGTATTGTAGTGTTGGTTGAGAAGTGCTTCATTATTTACTCCAGGTTCTCTATACAAAAATCTATCTCCTTTAAGCTGTTGTTTTAAAAATCCTGTTATAGTGTTTGTGTGTGTATGTATTAGACCCTTTTCAGATTTGTGATGATTGCAGATTTCTTCTATTTGCTTTTTAATTTTTGGTAAGTTTTGCTTAAGATTGTTATAGCTTAACTTAAGTTTAGTATTTACATGTATAGGAGCATTTTTCGGATCAAAAGAAGAATCTATTTCAATATACTTATAACTATCTATACCTAACGCTTTGCAGAAATTTTTATGATCAATAATAGTTGCTGACATTAAAATGATTGTTTTGCCGTAATCAAACAAATACTTAGAAAGGTTATTTACTTTCAAGGGAGTAAAATTTATACCTTTAATAGTAGGCTCGTACACATATTCACATTCATTCCAATTATCTAGTAAGGTAGAGATTTTTGTGTTAAGATTTCTTAAAGTTAAATATTCAGCTTTTTTAACATCAAAAAATAATTGTTTGTTTTTATTTGCTAGATCTTCTTTAAGTTTTTCGAGCTTGTCTGCGATACGAAGATTTACTGTGTTAACCCATCTATATACTGCGCTATAATTATTGCTATTAAATGGCGGTATTTGTATATCGCTCTTTTTTAATATATCATATTCTATACTACATGAAAATTGCTTTACAAGTTGATCTTCAAGCTCTGAAGCTTCGTCACAAACAAGAAACTCGCGCCTTTTAACATGTTCAGGTAATGAAAAGAACATATTATAATTAAGAGTTGCAAATGTTGAAACAAGCGCTTGGTTTCTTGCTTCATAATACGGGCATTTGTTCTGCTTCCAGCAGTCATCTTTTTGACTTTTTAACAATATACACGGTGCTACCTCTGCACTAAGATTCGTATTTACTGCACATTGATAATTAGTTTTTCCTTTTAAAATGTTAATTTCATTAAAAAGATCTTTATATTGATCTTGCAATGTTTTCGTTATCGTTAAGGCAAAAAGACCATGTGGTTGTTCCTCGGTGCATTCTTCTTCATGTAAGTAACCTCCTATATAATTTTGCTTAAAAGCAGAGTATGTGTTAATTAATTCTCTATAGCTATAGCTAGGCTCAGAAGCAATATTGCTTATAGTTTTAGATATAAAAGACTTGCCCGATCCTGTAGGTGCACAGCAGACAATAAATTTAAAGTTATCACTAATTGCATGCTGTATTTCAGCTAGAAGTTTTGTTTGTGCAGAATTTGGCTTATAATTTTTAGGGAAGGCGCTAAGTAGCTCTAACATTAATAGTATTGTAATATCGTTATTGATCTATTCTACTGTAATAATTTCTATTAAATTATTATAGAATTTGCTTGTGTTACTTTTGTCAAAAAGATTTATCTTTACAAAAGGTTTTGATGTTGTATTACAGAAAGCTGATGTGTGATAGTTCAGAGTCGTTGTGCTACCATTTGTTGTAATTATATACGGGTATGGCAACTCTACGAGTTTAATATTATTTTTATTATTTTCAATAAAGAGTTTAATATAAAATTGTCGTATATCAAAGTTTTTTATTTTACCTGTACGATAAATTTTTGTACCACATTTTATAACTACCTTGCGTAAAAGTAGCTGCTTAAAAATTTCACTATAATAATCTAAACTCATTGTTCCATAAATTCTATTTTTTGTTTTGCGGTGAGAGGATAAAGATTTTCATTAAAATATTTCCAAAAAGTATCATCTGCTGGGATTGTTTGCAAGAGATTACACCGATCGACACTTACTGTTCTATAATCCTGCATTAATATATCCCATACTATAACTACATTTTCTATAGCTTCATTAATACGCTTAGGACCTGTCGGTGGCTTGTAATTAAGTGAAATAAGACCATTAACTGAATTTAATAAATTATAACTTTTTGTACACCACATACGTCGAGTAGCTGATCGACCTACTATAGGTATACGTCTTACAAATCTAATTTCACAAACGTTTTGGAGTAAAAGATTATCAAGTGTTGTTCGTTGTACTACCATTGTTTTCTTTACATATACCAAAAATTCTATTTTCGTTTAAGAAAATACCTTTGTTAATATAACCATGACCTTCGACATGAATGTTAGAGACAGTAACGCCGAGATTATTAGGAAAAATTACAATATCGTTCTCTTTTACATATTGCGCTTTAGGCCCAGCTAAAAGTACTCTACCTTTTCGCCATGCTTTAGCTAACGCGTTTGAAGGAATATATATCCCGTTTCTCGTAATACTTTCACCATCTGCTGACATATCTACAAACTCAACTAAAAGTATGTCGTCAAGAATTGATGAAAGAATATAATCGTCTAGGCCAAAGTCTCCTGATGAATGCGAGCTTAAATCAATAAGATTACGCGTCGGTGCAATTTGATCAATATTAGCCGCCATATTTCTATTTAGTATTACTTTCTATTAAGTCAATATATAAAGCAATCTCTCTTTTAGAGAGATTGCTAGTTTTAGCATACATATCATTATTAGTAGGTTTTTCTTTGTCTTCTTTTTTCTTTTTAATATAATTAATACGCTTAAATTTCTGCGTTGGTGTTATATTACAGAAGAATTTATAATTATCATTTTTATCGTCAAAAAGACTACTATATTTGTTTGTATTTTCGTTTACAAAAATAGCTTGCGACTTACTATAAAAAGACTCCCAGCGATTAACCATGTATGGTGTAAATTGTTGAAGGCTCTCTGCGTCTAAATTTTCAGTAGTATTTTGTTTATTAAATAAAATATTATTAATTATTTCAAAAATTGTCATACGATTACCTTAGTCGTCGCTGTAAACATATCTTGCATTTCTGTATTGAAAAAATCAATAACAGACTCCATAAGTATACGCGCCCGAACGCCATCGATATTAGTAGAATAAGCAAATCCCGGGGCTCTATTCCCCGCTCTAATATTAATACCCGTATGACCGATAGCGATATTGTTTTGCGAATAAGTTATAGAAACACTAGCCTTACCACTATTGCGCTCTTCGCCATCGCTACCAATAAATCTATCTCTAACTATAATATCATCTCCTTCAACTACTACTGGCTTGTTGAGAAGATTGCTTATCATTGAGCCGATATTGTTGTTAAGAAGTCGTTGAAATGCTACCGCTCCTATAGGGCATAAGTTAGGAATCTCCCAGCAGAAATTGATAGCTATATCACTATAAATGTAATCTTTTGAGAGAGAGTCTTCAAGATCAATTAAATTATCCGTAACATACATTGGCGCAATAAACGCTACAATGTTACCGCAAGGCGAAGTGTCTTTTTTAAAGAACTTATACGCAAAGCGCTTATGAATAAAATCACCGTTATAAATTGCTTGTTCTATAATCATACATTATTATAGGTTAGTTTGATCCTTTATCCAGTGGTAGACAGTCTCAAGGCCCTTTTTAAGTGGGTAATTAGGAGACCATCCGATTGATTGTTATATATTACTGATTTTGAAATAACCCCCATGTAATAACTGGATTATAAAACTCATTTAAACCAGGGTTTGATAATTGAGTATAATCACTCCAACCTGGCTGTCTTGTAAATAAGTTAACTAGGTACTCCGTATTACCCCACTGTCCAATTTCTAAAATCTTAAATCCAGCTTGATGTGCTAGTGCGGTTAGTCCCATAGATGTATATCCGGTATAATAATGAAAAGGATCGCTGTGTGGTATGTTGCACGCAGGTACGTTAATATAAACATAACCATCAGGAGTGAGATGTTTTTTAATATTAACTAAGCATTGATAAGGGTTATATACGTGCTCAAGCGTTTGATGCAAGCAGATAAAATCGTAATCCTTTTTGGGCAAATTAAAACGATGTAGGTCGTAATTAAATGTATCCTGTTCATACAACCCATGATGTATATTTTTTATACGGCCTTCTAGATACTCTAACTCCGGATCGTTTTCGCCGTTGAAAATTAAAAGATCGTTTATGTTAAAATTATACTTTTGTATATATTTTTCAAATTCTAAAAGTGAAATTATTCGCGGAAAATCCTTGCCCTCCCATTTCCATTTTTTATTATTTTTTGTAACGGGGAGTGGAACATATTGGTTTCGATATTCTGGAGTATCGTGTATCTTTACATATCTTGTATAAAGATCTTCGATTGTACTGTTTTCTATAACTGGTATTGTTGTGTTCATAATATTTTGTTAACTTTTTAACATAATATGTGGTTTGTTTGTTTTATTAGATCTTAACAGATAATCATAATACCATGTATTTTCATCTTCTAATTGTATCTGTTCCCATATAGGTTTTATATTTGTAAAGTATAAAGCAATTATACCTTGATCATTTGTTTTTGAGATTTTACATTCTTCCGCTAAACCTACTAAATCACTAAATGTATTATTATCTATAATAGACGTATCATATAGCATGATAGTAGTTTGCGGAAAATCGATATAAAAATTATATTTTTTATTTAAGTCAAAAAATATAAAGTCTTCTTTTATAAACTGTGTTGTGAGGTTATAGCTATAATCTGGATAAGCGTCAGAATGCGCTAAAAATTTGCCTTTTTTATAAGCATTAATAATAGGCATTACAGAGCTATATATTTTCATTCCTGCGTCGAGATAAAATATATAATTCCATTTTTTAAAAAAGGTATTAAACAAATTTAACTTATGATATTGGAACTTTTTACGACGCCAGTGTTCTTCCCGTGGCATTGTGTTGAATTTTACGTTAAAATCATCCGAAAAAATAATATCAGGAAAATATTTTATAATAATATTATTTGACTCTAACAGTGGATGATTTAGTTTATCAGAATCTTTTAAATCATCACCTATAACAACACATATATCCCCTATGTATTCATAGGAAAGCATACCCTCAAGAGTATGTATCAATCGATCAAAAAAAGCATCGTTTGTTACAAGAACTGTACATATATTATTAACCATATATATTTGTTTTCCAGTAAGACATATTTAATTCTGCAAGGTTATTTTTCAAGTTTTGTTGAAAAGGCTCTACAGATGAGTTAAGAAAATCTATTGTTACTTTAGACCAGTCATCTATAAATAAAATAGGTAAGTGTTTAAACTGTTCATAACAATTATCATATTTTATTATAGGTATCGTCTTTAAGTATAGACATTCCCACACGCGGTGACAATCAACTCCATTGCCAGGAGGACTTACACAAAAAATACTCTTAGCTATATTTGTCAAATAGTTCGGTTGGTCTACCCTACTGTCCATAGCTATACCGTTTTGCGAGGTTATATAGTCTATATGACTTCTTATTTGGAAATTAGTATATATATCAAAGTTCTTATATACAATATGTTCCTTATCAGGTGAAGTATTAATTATCTGATTAAGTAGCTCTAAATTACCATGAGGGTATTGTTGGTTAGCAATACCTATAGGTAGTGAAAATAATTTAGGGTGATGTGTTAAGATATTTTGACTAAACCATTTTTTGACTTTACAATTGTTTAAATATTCTGTATATTTTTCTGTAAAAGCATTATCTGAATTATGCGATATAAAAATATAGCTATGTTGTAATAGTGGAAAAATCTTAACAAAAAATTTGTCAAGTGTATATGTATTAACAAAGATTACTCGCGCGTTCTGAACATAATCGGGAAGAGTTAAAGTATTTTCGTTATAATAGAATGTATTATAATTGTTATTACTTTGCTGAGCTAATACAAATCCACAGTTACTCTCACCGAGGTCGCTACCCTCTGGAATAATAGAAACATCCGCTAACGCTTGAAACCTTTCACCTGATATAAAGGAACTATTATTCATAATTTTTAGTCTTTAATATATAAAGCGTCGCCCCAGGCTTGACTGTCTTTATCTAAAACTGTTTCAACTCGCTTAAAGTTATACTTACCTAGAAAATAATCTAAATCTTCAATTAAAGCACAATTTTTATACAACTCATCTGTATTAACTTCTGTAAGAATGTACTTAATATTTTTTAGTGTACTTGAAGCACCTAGTAGAACATTTAACTCTGCACCTTGTACATCCATGTTTAGGAAGTTCAAACTTGGATTAGGTTGAAATTTATCGAGTGGCTCCACTTTAACTGTTTCTTTATTTGTAAAAATAATGCCTGGGTATATGTGGGTATGTTTAAACGGCTCCAAAATTGAGTTTGATTGACCGTCCTGATTGGGTGTTCTGTGGAGTGTAGCCTCACATGAAAATGGGCCAAGTGCTTTATTTATACATATCACTTTTTTATCTTCGCAAGTTTTTTGAACTAATTTTTTGAAGCTATCCCTATCTGGTTCGAAGAAGACAATGTTTTCTATTGAAATTATATCCTTATAAGTATCATATTCTTCTCCAAAATGACCACCAACATGAATCACACCAGTGATGTGCATGTTGTATTTTTCAATTGCACGATTTAAGTTTATCATCATACTCTACTATTATATAAATTATTCTTACAATATCAACTACTACATCCATGAACCGTGCCATAAATGGCAGCAGTACGTTTCTTTGGTTATATAAGCATTATAATCCGGACCAAGCTCTCTACAGGTAGGGCAATTAGGAAAAGGGTAAACTAGAGTATTAGGTAGAGCAACAAAATTAGTGAAAGTGTTTTTATGTTTAAAAACCTTACTAGTTATATGGCCTTGCCCTGTTGTATTAATAATGGCCATACCATCGTTATGCTGAATAGGTGTTTGAAATACTTGCATATCTAAAATAAGATCATTTTTTGGACTACTGCCCATTAATCCGTTTGCAAGATTAGGTGTGTTATCATACATAATACCTGCAAAAAAATCTAAATCTAAAAGATCGTTAAATGGTTTGTGTAAAATAAAGTCTGTATCACAATATATACCACCATATTCACACAAAATATGTAGACGTAATATATCTGACTTCTGTCCTAAATTAGGTGTAGCGTTAAAAAGTTCTTGTTGGGTAAAGTTGGTTAGTTGATTTACATCACTGTCTCTCCATAGTTTATACTCCCAATCAACTGGTAGAGAATTTTTAACCTTTCTACAATACTCTATTTCTCTTTCGGGCATATGGCTTCCGAGCCATATTTGATGTAAAATCTTAGGTATTTTTTGCTCTTGTTGTGGTCTATTTAAAATTTCTTCATATTTTTTTTGTAAAAAAAGCCACTTATCCAAATCTGTTTTATAAAGATTGTAGTTACGGTTAAATCTCATCGCTTCATTAAAAGATGGCCAGTTAGTTTTCATAAAAGTTCTTTTTCATTATAATTTTATATACTTGTGATTTGGACTCTGAATCAGTAAATCAACACCGTTATAGGGATCGATTCGATTGTTACCCTTTGTTGGTATTGCATTTATAATATTTTTACCGCTACTAAATAAGCTCGCCCAGAAGCTAAATGAACCAGCACTTAGTACTAGATTATTATGAGAGGCAAGAAAACAAATCGTCTCTCTTTCATCCCCTGTAAATATTTCGGCATTATATTTTTTAATAAGAGGTAAAATATATTCACTATCTGTAGGTGTGTCTGTACAGATAGTAAGTTTATTAAAGTCGAGCATATCTAATGCTTGTTGATAATACTCAATAGGGAGAAGATCTGGATGATTAGATTCTCTCAAATCACCTAACCGTATATGTATAGCGGCATGATTAGAAGGTATGTCATAATTAATAAAATTATACCATTCTTTAATTTGTTCCTTAAAAGGTAAGAAATACTTCTTTCTTTGAAAGAAGCCTTCGAGTAAAATTTTTCTCGGTGTAGTGTCATTACAGATAGCATCTAAATCAAAATCGGGGTGTGCCCATTCAAGCGTTTCAGAATAGTGGTAAGTACTGCTAGTGCCGATTTTTTGTATAGGTGTATTATAAGCGGCATAATCTGGTTGATTATAATTTAAATCAAATCCATTTAAGGCAAACTCTCTATGATTCTGATCTATACCGAACAACTTAAATTTTAATTTTTCAGATATAATCCTACCAATAACATATTGACATAACTGATTACCGTGTCTAGCTCCAGAAATATGGTTTACAACAACACTCATAATATAATTTATAGTGTGTTATAAGTAACTCAACTGTTAATTACCAATAACAACCACCTTCGATATTTTTATAAAGAGCGGGAGTCTCTTCATTAGAAGGGTGTACCCACGAATCATTATAGAAAAATTTACCAATATTAGATTTATCCCATCTTTCACCTTTTATACCAAATAAAAGCTGTAAAGGTCCTCCGAGATGTATACCTTTCTTACCTTTTTGTTTTGCATGTGCTATTAATGGTAAAGATGATGCACCTGCACCTATTAATAGAACATCGTAATTAATATTATCCATTTGAACCTTAATATCGGATATCATTTCTAGCCAACTAGAATATTTACTCTGTATGTCTATACCTGGAGAGTGTTGATGTTTAATAGTTAATAATGTAAAATCAGGAAGAAGACGCTTATCGGTCCAGATTTCACTGCGCCTGTTATATTGTGTTTTAATTGTTTCTGTAAACGGTGAAATAACTAATACGCGTTTACCATGTAAATGTTCTGTCCAGGGAGAGCCAGAATAAAAAGGCTCTAAGCTTTGCAAATCAATTAGTACACTTTTAGGATTATAGCTTTTTATAATATTATACTCAAAATCTCTATTAAAGGACGACCAAGAAGCTAATGAATTTATATGCGGTAAGCTTTTGGATATTTCTTCTATAAATTCTATTCTTGATTTCTCATCTTGAGGAAAAACACCTGCATTTTCATATATTTCTTTTTCCACAACAGGTGACCATACTACCGGTAAAGATTTTGACTTGTAACTATAGTAATTATAAATACACATTAATTCACAATTGCCGATTTTACCGCATGCAAAAGGCTCATTAGATTTAAATTGCTCATTTAAAAAAAAGCTACTATCTACAAAATTTACAATATTCATAATTATTATTTGAAATCTTTTAAGCTATTAAGTATAGCTACTGACATTCCTTCCATAGTGAAGTATTCGTTGTAAATCTCCTTACCTTTAATGAGCATTTCTTGTTGCTTAACAGTACTAATACTATTAAGAATTATGTCAAGATTCGGAATATCTTTTACGCTTACAAGAACACAAAAGGACGACCAATTTATTTTTTCTTTAAAGGGTAAAAATTCATCATCATATACAAATACCGGTATACTATTTAGTTGTATAGCTTCATATAATCTAAAGCTTTGTTTCCCATAGCCGCGTGGGCAAAGTGTAAAGATAGAACGTTTTGTTATATTAATAAATTCTTGAAACTTATCTTCTGCAATTCTTCGGTCCCAGTGACGTGGTTTAGAAAAATAGTAATTACTATTATCAGAAAAATTATTATATAGGTCAAACCGAACCTTATATTGCTCACTGTTTACATAAGTACCTACAAAGGAGCAAAAAATATCTTTATCTGTTTCTGTTAATAACTGTTGCGGTATAGGCGAGCAAATTAAAGGTATAGGTATTCCATCCATATTACCTCCCGCGACAAAATTAATAGTATTAGGTGGTAGATCTTCCTTAATACCATCATCAAACTGACTTACTGTAAAATACTTAGTATTGTTTGGAAGGTGATCGATGTAGCTTTGAATAATATTTGATGGTATATTTCTTAAGTATATATTTGTCCAAAAAATAGGTATAAGTGTATAGCCTATTTTATCAAAGTCTTGTTTTTGAGATTTATAAAAATTATAAAAATACTCTTCTAGATAGTCTCCTTTGTGATATGGCGGGTAAGGAGCGTAATCGGGCTCTAATCTAAGATTTTTAAAATTTAATATCATTTAAGTTTATCTCTAACAATATTAAGTAATTTAATTTTATTTTCAATACCTGCTGTCCAGTTAGCATGATGTATGATGATATTAGACGGTACATTAAAATCATCAGCTTCAGGCGTCCAACTGCCACGGTATGGGTTTGACTTTTTACCGGGTAGTGCAGCTATATGACCATATGTCCAGTATTTTGAAGGTAAAAATGACCAATCTATAGCGATTGAAGGAAACTGACTACTATTAGCAAGTAAGTGATTTGCTAATACTTGCTCCTGACTAAACGAGTCTAAATTACCTAAAATAGTCTTAAAGAAAGATCGGACTTTTTTATTGTTTTTAACAGCGAAAAACCCTGTATTCACTCCTCCGATAACATCATTTTGAAAAACAGCATCTTTATTTTTTATGCTATTAATAATATCATCGTAAAAGTCTCCGAAGAATTGAATATCAGGATCTATAAACATAAAGATCTCTTCTTCGGTACATTTTTCTATACCTTCAATAAAACAATTTACTTTATCGCGCATTGTATCACGCCATCCCTCAGTTTCAAAGCTAGCTGTTTTACAGTGTTGTGAGCGGTGTAATATTGTAAGTTCTATCTCTTCACGATACGGAAAAGTAGGGATAAAATAATCTGTTAAGAACCGTTTATGTGAATCAGTAAATAATGTAAATGCTTTTATTTTCATTTTAAATTAAAATAAGTTTTTTGTCTTCTTAAAAAAGTATCTTTATCTACTGTTTCATAGGTTTCGTTTTTTAAATATAACTCGTCCATTTCTTCATTTAAAGTTGTATGGTGTGCGTGTTTAATAATAATTTCGTCAAAGTATTTTTGTTTATCGAGTATGTTACCAACTTGTGTAAATTCCATATCACACCATAGTGACTTGTACTCAGGGTTATAAATATAACCAAATCGATTGTAATATTTTTTACCTAAAATGCAAAGGGTATTAAGTCTATTACGCTGTACCCCGTCATTGTACCAAAGAACGCCATCAAAGTCTGGAAAATTATTACACATATCAGTAATAATTTTAGAATCGAAATCTTTAATTATGGGTATCATATCGTCAGAAGCTAATAATAAAATTTCAAAATTTCGATTTTTAATACCAGAGTTAATAGCTTCAACTTTATTTTTATTATTACTATATTCTACATTAAGATTTTTATACAGCTTTAACCTCTCTCTTACTACAGAGTTGTTCATAGTTTCATCATCTAAATCACACGTAATAAGAAACTCAACCTCGCGCTTATTCGAAAGTAATTCATAATATTTGTCAAGTGTTGCAAAAAATTTATTAACTCTATTTCTTGTTGGAAATTTTATTAGTAGTTTGGGCTCCTTACAAATAAATTTGTCAGTTATTATATAATCTCTATACTGCTGTTCGTATTTTTTGTAGATGTTATACTTATAATTATAAGCTTGTAAATATGCAGGGTTGTTGTGGGTGCCGCCAAAATCAATACCTGTATCTTCTTTGGTATCGTCAAATTTATTTTTATACCAGCTCATTCCTTCGAAGTGAATAAACAATTTATTTTGAAGATCTATATCACCAACTTTTAAATTGTGTTTTTTTATATCTTCTAAAAACGTTGATCCAATATCATAAATTTTATTTGTAGAAAAGCTTTCTCTCATTCTTTCACTATCAAAAAAGGTAATATTATGTTTTTTGATATCCTCAACGTTAATAAAACAGTGCCAAGGATTGACGCGTTTGTGTATAGACTTACCGCCTCTATCACCTTCAATTTTACCCATTAAGGTGAGATCCATATCTTTAAATTGCTTAAAAATATCGCTATGATTTTTTAGAAAAACAACATCTGTATCAACAAGAAGAGCATACTTTGTTGTGCATAGATTTAATGCGTAATTAATACCTTCACCATGACTTGCTCCAGTAGATGCAATAAACGGTATGTTATGTAACTTTAATAAATTACTTGTTTCATCGTTTGTAGAGTTATCGCATAAGATTATTCGTTGCGTTATATCGTGAGAAGCTATCCACGATCTTAACATTGTAAGTGTTATGTCAGGTGTATTGTATGAGCATGTAATTAATGTTAGATCTTCCATTTATTTTTTATTTCCTTTAGTTGTTGGATGATTGTTTGTTTTGTATCTAGCGGGCACATATTTGGATAGAATCCGTGCTTTTTCCTGTATGCTTCACGACCGATGTTAACAGTATCGTACCATTCATCTGTATTTTTTGATGTTACGCTGGTATCTATAGCATCGCTAGGTATAGTAATCATGGTAGAGCTATCGGTTATATCTGCAAACCACCAAAAAGCAGGATGTCCGTTTGCTTTAATTATCCGATAAGTGTGATCGACGTGCTCCCACGCATTAAAGAATATATCATCGTGTAGCCCTACTGCGAGTAATATCTCTCTAGTAAAGAAGCTAAAAACCCCAGCAATATGCTCATATAAATCAATCGATACATCAGATGAGTATTGTATTGTTATTTTAGGGTTAGGTTTAGATATGTTACTTAATAGATGTCTATTGTGTAGATCGTATCGTGTAATATTTTGTGTTCTGTTAAAGGGTGTACCAGGTCCAAAATTAAAATGCTGTATACCTGTAATTTTACTCGCTTTTATGTAATTATTAAAAATATCGCTATTAGTAATTTCAATATCGTCTTCTAAAATAAAAATATAATCACATCCTTTATCTAGAAGATGCTGCATAGCTTTGTTCTTTGATTTACCTACCCCTATATTTTTAGGATTCTGCACCCACGTAATATCTAGGTTTGATGTGTTAAAATGCTTTAAATCGTCAATCTGTTCGCCATCGTTTACAACAATTAACTCATTTATATCTGACTTGCATTGTACCAAAGAATATAGAAGATTCTTTAGATGTTTAGGTCTATTACGAGTAACCACACCTACACCAATATTCATACAATAATTATATTTTTTATTCCAAAAAATCAAGTCGCTAATAAATAACTATATGGCTACTGCATGTGGTAACAGGCTTGCTGTTAATATAAAAGATCTACCCGTTGTTACAGATATTAATAATGGTGATTTCCTTATTGTGGAAACATCTCTAGGTACAAGTATTATGGATTTTCGTAATTTTTTAATTACACCAGAAAATACTACCTTTATACAACTTATTAGAGATTTATCTACAACTACGCTTACGTTAAGTACAGATCTTATAACAAATGTTAATACTTTGAGTACTTTACAAGATACACAAAAAGTATATCTTGAAGCACAAATACAAGCTGTATCGTCTCTTACAGTAACTGATGCAACCTTTGCAACAATATCTAGTAATGGTACAGAGTTTATTGTTTTAAAGAGCAATAATATGAATTCCTTTTCAAATGAACCTCGCTCTATTAATAATGATGGTTCAATACAGCTTCAATATATTACGAATTTTGCCGATGATAACTACTGTGTAAGTACTAGTGGTTATTACAAAGACGATATTGCAATAAATCTCAGGGTTCGTGATGCAACAACAAATTCTGTTACTGTAATACCGATATCTGGTACTGAAGCGCTCTCCGGGCAACCATTTACGCGTGGCTGGGTTCGTATTACTACTATTTAAAGTCCGAACTTTTTATAGAGATCTTTTTCGCGATTTTCTTGATCTAGGGCTGCTTTTTGCTGTCTTACAAGAGCTTCAAGCTCGTTTAATTTATCAGGATTAAAAAGCGAATGCTCATTACCGTAAATATCACCTTGAGGGGTTAGATATTCAGAGATTATATCAATTCTACGTTGTGGATTTGTTGGGAGTGGTATTATGCCCGGTGAGTCATGTTTCGGAAAGAATACATCTGCTTCAGGATTTTGATAATATTGTTCGTATAAAGCAGCAAAGATATTATCTATTTCTCTAATAAACGCATGATTTACATCACGTAATTCACCATCAATAATTTTTATTGTCTCGTCGTAGTTAAGTAAAAATATTATATCAATGTGACGCATTGATTCTTTTGTCAGTGCAACGCATTTATCTACATATTCTTTATCAAAACCGTCAACGCCTTTGCCATATGCCCACATTGTATAAGCTAAGTTATCTAATGGACATCTATCAAAGACAACCTTAGAACTTTTGTCATAAGAATGTAGTTGATCGATCATTAAATTGAGAATCTCCCATTGCGTTTCTGTGGTAGTTAGAGATGAATGCGGAAGGTTCTTTTCCTTTATAACGTCGCGATATGTCTTTTCTGGCGTTATATATTGTGACCAGACAGCTAAAAAGTTTTTAATTAGTGTCGTCTTACCAGTGTTGGCTGTACCTGAAAAAGCAATGCGCATGTTATTATATAGGTTGAAGTTGTTAATAATCAATTTTTATTCCCAAGGAAAATCAAGCCATATTCCATCTGAGACAGATAGTCCATAATAATCAACAAGATGCGATTTACTATCCTTTACAAAAAGAGATGCAAACTCGAACGAGAGATGTTTCTCTTTTGAATAAATGTCTCGTATTATATTAAACGTATTACCGGTATCACATATATCATCTACAACTAGCACTTTTGATGGCTTTGTAGGAATTATTATAGGTTGATATATAACGTATTTGTCTGTCTGAATTGTATCATCATACGTGTTAATACCGAAAGCGATTACTTTCTTTTTAAGTTTATATGCTAACATTGTTGCAGGTATAAGTCCTCCTCTTCCAACTCCTACAATAAAATCATAATCTTTTCTAACACGTTGTTCTAAAAGATCTACAATAAACGAAACATAGTCATAATTAACAGTTTTTTTCTCCATATTTTTAGCAATTTTTTAAGAATGATGACCACTCATCTTTATAGATATCGAACGTAAGACCATTATTAGGTCTATATGGTCTGTATCTAAGCTTTAATCCCACTTCGCTTAAATACTTATTACTTTTTTTAGAGTTAAGTAAGCGATCACATGTAACAAGATTCTCCCATGTATCTTTACCACCTTTACTTCTAGGTACAACATGATCAACACTTAACTGCTCTTTTGTGAGCTTTTTACCTGTGTAGACGCATGTGTAATTATCGCGTTTATAAATGTTATGTTTGGTAGGAAACTGCACGCGATTAAAAATAACTCTATCAAAGTTCGTACATATTACCACTTGTGGCACTCTCACAGGTCCGCGAGCTGTATGTAAATAATCATCATATGGTCGTATAGGGAGTGATAACCAATCACTTACATGCGGTACTGTTGTAAAATATTCAATGTTTTCTAAATTAACGCTAGCATCATCTCCTTCTTCGTAAGTAATATCCAAAGGTATTACTGCACCGGAAAAGATATTGCCGAATGTTTTTTGAACACCTTCTACAGCAACAGGAAAATAATACTTATTTAGTACTAAGGTCTTGTATGTTTTCATTAGACTTTAAGCGCCATGTTCCAGAGAAGCAAGTGAAGTCTTGGACTAAAATTAACATGCATTGCTTTAGCATATTCAGCAACAGCTAGAGCTTTCTCAATATGTTCTTCGCGTGATCCGCAGCATGGCATAAACCATACACGACTAAGCGGTACGTTAATATCCGCCTTATCATTTACATACTTACGCCAGATTTCTTCAATGTCTTCAGATCTGCTAATTACAAACTTGAAACCAGAGTTATGATCTTTATGCCACTTAAGTACCTCAGGTTTATATGTCTTTTCTTCCGGATCGCCGTTCGTTGTAAGCTTAGGTGAGGTGGTGAATGTAGCATTAAACTCTGTAACCCAACGCTCATCTGGCATTAACGTAGCATTAGTTTCAAAGTCAATTCGCGGTGTAAAATTGTACCGATCTCTAAATGCTTCAACAAACTTAAGCAATTGTTTCTGTTGAATCATAGGCTCACCACCTGTGAGCTTCCAGATAGCACCTTCACGTAAATGTGTAACGTGATTACCCGTCTCCATGAGATCAAAGATTTCATTAAAAGTCTTTTTATTCTTTACTGACCATGAGATAAACGAGTCACAACCATTAGGGGAATCCTCTGATGCAAATCCTACGCATGTAAGATTACACATAGACATTCTCATAAAAACAGATGGTTGGCCAATATATTCACCTTCGCCTTCAAGAGTATAAAAGATAAGATCATCACTTAAAAAGATAGTTTCCGTATCACAGTTTACGCTCATATACTTTATATTATGACATAGTTCCTAATAGAATCAAGTGTTTTTGAATAAATACTAATGCATGACTCACAAGTCCACTACGCGTAAGCGTAAAAATGCAGGTTTGGATGAATTAGTAGATATCGAAGATTCTATCCAAAAAAACTGGCTTTTTAATTTTAAAATTAAAAAGCCCTTCTACTTCAACACTAATCACAAGGCGTTTTATGAATGTATAAAGCATGAAGAAACGAACATGGTGTTTGTTGATGGACCAGCGGGTAGCGCTAAATCGTATATTGCTGTACTTGCTGGATTGGAATTAATAAAGGATCAAAAGACGAGAGGTATTACCTATATTAGATCTGTTATCGAGTCCGCATCAAGGTCTATTGGCGCACTTCCTGGTGAAGTAGATGATAAGTTTTTACCATATGCAATGCCTTTGATCGAAAAGGTTAGAGAAGTTACTGATGATGGTACCTGTGGATTACTACAAACAAATAATATTATACATGCCGTACCTGTAAACTTCGTACGTGGTTTAACCTTTAACGATTCTGTGGTTATAGTTGACGAAGCGCAAAACCTAACAAAGGGAGAGCTTGTAACAATATTAACCCGATTTGGTAAAAATACAAAATATATTGTTTGTGGCGATTTAAAGCAGTCAGATATCGGGAAAGCTTCTGGATATGAAGAAATATTTAAGCGCTTTAATAATGAAAAATGCGTAGATAATAAAATCTACGCATTTAAGTTTGGTGAAACAGAAATCGTAAGAAGTAAAATCTTACGATTTATTGTCGATGTTTTAGAAGCGAAACATTAACCCCAGGTGGTACCAGCGAACCAATTACCTTTCCCCTCTGAAGTATTTGACCCTACATGTGCTGCATTATCTTTAATAAGAGGAATACCTGAACAAATTGCTACATCTTCTTCGCAAGATGCAGACATATCGTCGTCTTTATTAAGCACACTATTTGAAGTAGTTAATGTATTGCTTTTTGTACTAACGGAGGTAGAAGTACCCTGCGTTGTAAATATTGCTGAGTTTTCTTCATGTTCAAATACTTCAACCTTTTCGACCCAACATCTATTATTTGTAAGTGATTTAATATAGCTATCAGCAATACTGCATACTGTTTCAGCAACACGCTCTACACCGACGCCTTTTTCGAGGATACGTAATTGTATAATACCACGTCTATCTAGATCTTTAAATGTCTCGAGCTCAGGGTCATCTGCTGCTACGGTAGTTGTGTGATCGAAGACGTGTTGTAGCTTTGCTTTTAATTCTTTCAGACCACCGAAATCTACACACCAGTTTTTATCATCAAGTGACGATGCGCCGAACCAGAGTTTAGCTTTGAGCTGATAACCATGTAAGAATCTACAGTGTGAATGTGTTGCTCTCCATTGTCTAAATGAACAAGAGCCAAGTTCGATGATTTTCGTACTTTGATATTTACTCATAAAAATATTATAAAGTAATAAACAGAAAATATCAACTTTTATTTTTGTGAGTTAAAATAAACTCTTCCGTACAGGTCTCTACAATCCACTTATTCATCCGAGACCACGATTGCAAGTGGATTCGGGAAATTTTTATTTAAACTTAAAAATATTTTCCAATTTCGTACTTTCAATAAGATTTATGTGTGTCATACTTTCTTTAATAACCTTATCTTTTCTTACAATATTAACCTTACCATCTGGCTCTTGAATAGAAATATGCGTTGCAGGATCAATGTTTTTACTTGGATCATTTTCAATAATTTCGCCTTCGCGAACGTTACCTCTTGCTGTTTGCCACTTTACCTTCGTACCTATTTCTGTATTAGCCTGCTGGTTATTTGGAGGTGTTGCTGCTTGTGCTGCAGGAGGTGTTGCCGCTTGTGCTGCTGCTTGTGCTGCAGGAGGTGTTGCCGCTTGTGCTGCGGGAGGTGCTGCTGCTTGTGCTGCAGGAGGTGTTGCCGCTTGTGCTGCGGGAGGTGTTGCCGCTTGTGCTGCAGGAGGTGTTGCTGCTTGTGCTGCAGGAGGTGTTGCTGCTTGTGCTGCAGGAGGTGTTGCTGCTTGTGCTGCCATAGGGACTGTTGTTGTATTTCTATTTCTTGTTGCTTTATTATTAAAAATAAAATTTCCATCTGTATCAAATCCCCCAGCGAAAGTCCACTCGTTTTTATTATTTTTAACTAAAAATACACTTGTACTAAATGCTGTAGGAGGTTGTGTAGGATCACTAATCCATTCACCTGTTAACTCTACTTGCCTATAGCCACCATTAAGTTTTTTTTCCGCTCCAATTTTACCGTTTTGTATTGTTTTTTTACCTTCAGAAGATGCTAGCATTGATCTTAATACATTTATTGGATCCTCAAGTGCAACACCTGCAACAGCTTTTCCTGCTGCTTCGCCTGCCTGTTTGACCATATTATATCCTGTTGGTGAAATAGTCTTAGCTATACCCTTACCTGCTGATAAAGCACCTCTACCTGCAAGCTTTACAGCGCCTTTTAACAAATCTGGAAATGCTTCATTTAATAATTCAGCCTGTGAAAATTTACGCATATACATATTTATAGTTGAAATTTAAAATTAAGCATATTATAATTTTTTTATGGAAGAATTTGATGATCATGAGTTTGGTGAAGTGGTAAAATTGCCTAGTGCTAACGGTAATGCGCCACGTACAGAAAAGGAAAAACAAACTATTATTAAACGTGCCGCAAAAGCATATGAGAAGTATCTTGACGCGCTAGGATTTGATTGGAGAAATGATCCCAATTCATCTAATACACCGATGCGTGTAGCAAAAGCTTTTGTTAATGATATTGCTTCAGGTTGCTATAATGAACCACCGTCTGTTACAGCTTTTCCTACTGATGGGTATGATGGTGTTATTGCGCAATGCAATATTCCTGTAAAATCACTTTGCTCACATCATCATCTTGCGTTTACTGGTGTCGCACATGTTGCGTATATTCCTTCTCTAGATGGTAAGGTAATTGGTTTGAGTAAGTTAAATCGCATTGTTGAGTTTTACGCTAGACGTCCACAGATACAAGAGGGGCTTACAAAACAAATTGCTGAAGCTATTGATAGAGTATGTGAAAAGAACCGTGGTGTAGCTGTTGTAGTTAAAGCACAACATACATGCGCTTGTCATCGTGGAGTCAAGCACGAAGGATGCTATATGATTACTTCAAAGCTGACAGGTGACTTTATGGATGATGAAAAGACACGTACAGAGTTCTATAAATTTATTGATATGGCGAGGTAAAGGAACATACTTAAAATAAAGTATGAACATTTTTGTAACTAACGAAGATCCCGTGTTAGCAGCACAGGATCTTTGCGATAAACACGTACGCTCGAAGATGCAAATTGAAGGTGCGATTATGTTAGCGCATGCTTTTCCACAAGAAGTTTTAAATCACCCTTCAACACCTAAAACAAAAACAGGTAACCCGCGTAAATCAGGTAAAGGTTATGCTAAGCATCAATGCTCTATTTGGGCTCGTGAATCTAAGGAAAACTTTATGTGGCTAGTCAATCATACACTCGAACAATTTAATGAGCGTATGTATAGATGGCCGAATTCAACTGAACACTTTACGAAAGAGTTTATTATTTGGTGTAGCAAAAATTTACATAACACCACAATACAAAAAGCATCGCTAACACCTTTTACGGTAGCTATAGCATCTGACTGTGAATGTCGTAAGATTACGGATTTTAATAAACTCGATGTTATTGCACAATATAGAGCGTATATAATGTATGATAAAGATTTCGCTGTCTGGACTAAACGTAATTCACCTACTTGGTATCAATCTGTACCACAAGTTGCTTATCCGCAATATGTTTTGAATCAATATCAATTAATGCATCAAGCTGCTTAATAAAGTCTTTACCAACTAGTATTTTATACTCATTTGATGATCTGTTACCTATACTAAACGGTACATTATCAAACTCACGACCTCCAAATTTCATACGGAATTTTACAACCGGTCTTTCCTCTGTGTTACCAGCTCCTACATTAATAACAATTGTATCTTCTACATCTTTAATAATACGCTTATTGTTAACGGTTGTAAAAGTAACCTTATTACCTTGTTGTGTAATATCTTCCCCGTGTAATACATTAAACGCCCCATTACCTGAGTCGATTTTCGCTTCAACAGTACCTATACCATGAAGGTCTATATGCTCAATAAGACCTATTATTGTTTTTTCAAAAAATTGCTTGAACGATTTCATTATCAATTACAACAATCTTCATTATCTGCATATCCAGCATTAAACATTCCTGCGTTTGTAGCTGTATCTGTAGTATTATTGTTACTATTCTGTTGATAATGTAGCCAGTGATAAACAGATGATAAATAGTCACTAGCTTTTGTAATTTTAGCTGCAACCCACCCTTCTAGACCTGGCATTTGCGAAATTACAGATTGTAATTTTGGTGCATATTCTGCAATTTTAAACAGATCTGCTGCAGCCATTTCAATTTCACTGCAATCATGTTCTTCTTCCTGTTCGCTAGTTTCATCTTTTTCAAACTCAGGCTGCGCGCCAGGTAAATCCATCGTTACAATGACTGGCTTGCCTACAGGCTGTATCCCTGCGCCTGCTGGTCCTAAATTCATTTCTACAACTAAGCTATAAGCGTGAGCAAGAGATTTTTGATCTTCTTTTTTGATCATAATATTATTTATAAAAAAAATCTTTGTTTGTTAATTTTATTGATTATCTATTCTATCAATCATCTCCTTATCACCTGTAGAAGTGCTATTAAGAAGTCTTAGAATTGTACTAACAACTTCTTTCGGATTTGTTTCTTTAAATTCTAAATCAATCGCATCAACAATTTCAAGCTCTTGTTCAGTCGGTGAATGCTCAAACGCCTGTACAAGAAGCATAATAAGCCTTTTTTCACCCATGGATGTTAAAGGTAATACTTCCGGTTCTTCAGGTTGTGTTGCAATATCCGTAGCATCTACCGGTGGAGCTTCCGCAGTCTGATCAGACTGCTGCGGTACAGGCTGCATATCTTGTTCTAAGAGCCTTATATATTTGTCAATAAGTTTAAGTGTTTTCATTATTTTATACTATTTACTACAGATTTTAAACCAGCGGTTTTGTTGTCAAGAGCAGTAGGTAACTTGGTTTCCACTGTTCTTAATATTGTTCTATATCGTTTGAGCGCCTGGGTTGTTGGTTTTTTTCCTTGTGGGTCTTCTGCAGCAACTGTTTCTGCAGCACTAGTAACCGGATCTTCTGTTTCCTCTTCTTTCATTGCTTCAGCTGTATACATAACAACAAATCCGTCTTTGAATCTTAGTGTAATATCATTGCTATTATCTGTTACTTCAACTTTAGATAGCCCAAGATTATCGAGCATAGACTTGTTTTCATTAGATAACAACGCTTTCTGAAAAATACGCTTAATAGGTGTAACTTTATCTAGCTCTTGAGAGGTGAGCGGTCTATTCTCCTCTACTATTTTGAGAAACTTACTCATGCTATTATTTATGTTAAAAGCGTGAGTTTTATTTGATGCTGTGTAAAATATGTATTTTTGAGAAAATTGAGTTCATTCTTACTTAAAAAACTGTTTAATCGTTTAAAACTAAAACCATACACATCAAACTGCCGCATACATGCTATAATTGTTTCAAACTCTGAACACATTTCTGCATCGTTATTGTTAATAAGATCAATAACATCTTTAAAGGATATGCTTTTTATAAGCACATGGATAGGTAACAGTACCCTGCATTTATTAACAATAAAATAATAATGCTTATTTTCTGTGTTCTTGTTAAAATAAAAAACATTTGAATGCTTATTGTTTTTCAAAAACTCACACAAAGTAAAAATAAAAGCATTATAAAAAATTTTTTTTATATCTTTATTTTTAAAATTAAACTCTATATTATATTCATAAGCAGTTCGATTTGTAGCAAAAAATGCCTCCTGATAAAATTTATCTAAATTAACAAAATTTATACCACGTATATTATGACTATAAACTTCGTTTTGGTCTTTTACCGATTCGGAGGTTGATGATGCCGTTATAATATTCATCGTTTAAAAGTACTTCTTTTTCAAACTGTAACTTAGCTTCATGATAGCTAAGTTCCCATTTAGAATTACACCACATTATAATCTTAAATAAAAAATTTTCTATACCTAAGATAGATATATCGTTATTGAGTTCGTTCGAAGAGGATGTATAGGTTCTCCAATCCGTCTCAACAATTTGATGACGTTTTTTTGTTTTGCCTTTTAAAGGAGGGCGCTTTTTAACACTAAGGCATTGCTTCTTGCCTATATATTTACGGTTGTTTGTAAGATTAGTTATTTCATAAATAAACCCAAAAGGAACTTCACTGGCTTCTTCTAAAATAAAATCTGTTTTCCAATGACCATATTTCATTTTTTACGCTTTAATTTACGTTTACGTTTTATAGCACCTTTACGAGTCTGTATAACTGACGGCGGTGTTGCTATACGCATATCATCAGTTGCATAAGAATCTTTAGAATTAATACTACCTGCATGTGGATCATAGCCTCCCGCTGAACTACCTACAGTAGATGCTACTGTGGAATCTTCCTGTAAAACCACTAAAAAGCGACGCTCGAATTTTCCCCTTGATTCCATTACATTTATATTTATAATAATGCTGTGGAGACTCTTAAAAGATACATAGAAGAAGTCAATAAAGATCTTATAATTGATGACTTTAACATTAAAGACTCGCAAATGAAACTACCATCTCGTAAACATTTTTGGGTTGCGAGATTAATGGACGCAAAAATAAATAAAACCAAACTTCTTTCTAAGAAAAAACAACACAAAAAAGAACTTGTAGCGCGTATTATTAATGAAAGTCCTATCAAAATAACAACGCAGACAGCAGAAGCTGCCGCGGAAAACACCTCAGATATAGAAATTATTAATGATAAACTTAAAGAACTCGATTTTATAATTGAATATCTCGAAAAAGTTGAAAAAATATTCAGTTCTATTCATTGGGAAATAAAAAACATTATACAAATTAATCAGATGGAGCAGTTATAATGAATGTTACGTTCGATTATAATAGTAATACTACAAAACTTATCGTTAAAGTAGAAGATAAGGATACTTTTACACGTTTAAGAGATTATTTTAGCGTAGAAAATACAGGAGCTCGTTTCGCGCGTCGCTATAGTCGATATATACCGCAACGAAAATACATTATTACTCCATTAGGTGCGTGTGATTTAGGGCTATACTGGCTTATACGCAAGTTTTTTATAGATAATCAAATTATATGCGACATAGTTTTAACCGAAAAATTAAAAGCTATATTAAACACAGGGTCGCAACACAGCGTATATAAAACGTTTAAATTTGAACTAAGAGATTATCAAATTAATGTTCTTGAAAAAGCTTTAAAAGTAGGACGTGGCACATGCGTTTTAGGTACAGGTGCAGGTAAGACATTTACCACCGCTGCGCTTATTGAGAATTACTTCATAAAACAAAAAAATAAAGAATTATTTAAATGTCTTGTAATAGTACCTGACCTTGGGTTAGTTGAACAAACTTATGAAGAATTTAAAAACTGCGGATCAACCTTTAAAGTAACAAAATGGACAGGCTCACATACACCCGATCTTACCGCTAATACAATTATTTGCAATATAGGTATTTTACAAAGTCAATTTGATGATAACGATTGGGTAAAATATGTCGATCTTTTAATTGTTGATGAATGTCATAAAATAAAATCAGATAATAAGATTAGTAAAATCGTTTCAAAAATTAAAACACAGAACAGGTATGGGTTTACTGGTACATTACCTGAAGATCAAATCGACATCTGGACCATTATAGGTAAATTTGGACCTGTTATATTTGAAAAAAATAGCTTTGAACTTCGTGTAGAAGATTTTTTAGTAAACGCAGAAGTAAAAGGTATTAATATTGACTATTGTGAATCACCAATTAACACTACCGGTAACAATTATAGAGACGAGCTACAATTTATAAACAATAATGAATTTAGAAATAATTTAATACGAAGTATATGTAACAAGCTCGAAAACAATACTTTAATTTTAGTAAATTATATAGAACACGGTGAAGTTCTTTTCAAAACAATCGCTAAACTAACTAACAAGCAGGTGTATTTTATACGAGGTGAAGTTGATGTTATAGAACGCGAACAAATAAAACAACAAATGGAAAAAAACAACAATGTAATATGTATTGCTATAAGTGCTATTTTTTCTACAGGTATAAATATTAAAAATTTACATAATATTATTTTTGCTGCTGGGGGTAAATCTTTTATTAGAACCGTCCAATCTATCGGTCGCGGTCTACGTAAACATACTAATAAAGAAAAATTAATTATAATAGATTTAATAGACAATTTACGTTACAGCTTAGCACATAGTTTAAAAAGACAAGAAATTTACACAAAGGAAAAAATAAAATTTACAACAAAATATATTAAAAATACTTGATATATAAAATTAATAAAATATACTTAAGTAAGATGGCTAAAGAAGTAAAAGACAAAGATCATTATTATATTGATCCAAAAGAATTTAAAGAATCATTAAGGGTCTATTATGAATCAGATACTATGACTGATGATCTTGCAGAAAATATTAAAAAAATTGCTTATGGCCTGAGCTATAATCCATCCTTTATAAACTATACTTACAAGGATGATATGATTGGAGATGCTCTTATTAAAATGTATGCTGCTTTAAAGTATAAAAAATATAATTTTGATAATAACTCTAACCCCTTCTCTTACTTCACAACAATAGCCTTTCACGCATTTATTAACCGTATTAAAAAAGAAAAAAGACACCACGAAGCGGTAAAAAACTATAGAGAAAAAATGTACGAAGATATTATGTCTGACCCTGAGATATGTAATGGACATATTTATGTAAAGCCTGTTGGTGATAGCGACAGTTATAGCGATGATTAAATTTAAAAATTCTACCATAGCAGTAATTTCAGATCTCCATCTTGGCATACATGTAAATAGCACTACCTGGCATGGTATAGCACTTAACTGGGCGAAATGGCTAAGAGATGAACTCCACAAAAAACAAATAACAGATATAGTATTTTGTGGTGATTGGCATCATAATCGTAATGAAATATCCGTTAATACATTACAGGTGTCGGCGGATATTTTAGAAATATTAAGTGATTTTAATATTATAGCTATTGCTGGAAATCATGATTTGTTTTACAAACATAGAACAGATGTTAACTCTCTCTCTATCTTTAAAAATAGAGAAAATATATCTATTATAGATGCAAATACAGTAACGATAAATCAGTTTGGTAAAACAATAACCTTCTGCCCATGGAATACAGACATTACAAATATTACTAAGAGTGATATTGTCTTTGGACACTTTGAGATTGAATCATTTTCAATGAACTCGTATAAAGTTTGCGAAGAGGGTATTAAAGTAAAAGATATTTTAAATAAATGTCCCTTATTATTTTCTGGTCACTTCCATATAAGACATAGTAAGCAATACAGTAATGGCACCATACAGTATGTTGGCAATCCCTTTCAAATGGATTTTGGTGATTTGGATAATAGCAAGGGGTACTATACTCTTAATATCGATACCTCAGAATACGAATTTTTCGAAAATACAATTTCACCAAAATACAAGAAAATATCACTCAGCGACCTCGTACATGCAGGCAATTTTACATCTGAGGTAATTAACAACATACATAATAATATTGTTAAACTCAAGATAGATAAAAATATCTCACAAGAGGATGTTGATTTACTTCTTCAAAAAATTAGTCTGCTTAAGCCTCAAGAACTTACCGTAGATTATGATATTAATTTTAACCGGCTAATAGATGAAAGCAAACAACGTGAAGATCTATCTGGAGTAGACATCGAGCAAGCTATAGTTGAATTTGTTAATCTTCTTGAAATTAAGGATAAAAAAGCTATTATAGATTATACATTAAAGCTATATAAAAGCTGCTATTTATGAAAAGAGTAAATTTTAATAAAATAAAAATAAAAAATTTTCTATCTATAGGCGAGGAGCCTGTTATTGTTGAATTTAAAAAAGGTTTACATGTAATTACTGGTATTAATAAAGATAAACCTGAAAGACGAAACGCTATAGGTAAATCTACTATCGCTGATTCTGTTTATTTTGCTATCTTCGGTGAAACGTTAAGAGAAATAAAAAAAGATCTTATACCTAATAATCTAACCAGTGGTAAAACACACATAGAGTTAGATTTTGAAATAATAACACCAACATCGAAAAATAGCTATACCATTATTCGTACTCTCTCACCATCAAAGCTACAAATTTATGAAAATGATACCGATAAAACACACGATAGTATAGCCAATACAACAAAATATATATTAGATTTATTAAGCGCATCACCTGCGATTTTTAAAAACTGCGTTATAATGACAGTGAATAACGCAGTTCCATTTATGGCAAAAACAAAAATTGAAAAGCGAAAATTTATTGAAGATATTTTTGGACTAGAGGTTTTTAGTGAAATGATATCCCAGCTTAGAGGTGAATATAACGACATAAAACGCGATTATGATTTAAATAATACAGCGTTAGAAGAGATACAACGCTCGCATGCAGGCTATATTCAACAGCGTGAAAATATTATCAATAAGCGAAATGAAGCAAAAACACTTCACCTTCAAAGACAAAAAAATATTATACTTGAAAAAGAAGAAATTACTAAGGAGGTTAGTTCGATACACGAGATAGATACCTCAGCGCATAGAGAAAATATTGAAAATTGTGAAAGAGGTCTTGCTGTCTGTGAAGATAAGATTACAAAACTAACAACAGAAATCGCAACAGACAAACATCACATACTTACACTTAAAAGTATGTATGAAAAAATAGGTACATCAGACGAAAAGTGCCCAGTATGCTTGAGAGAAATAGAGGAACATAATATTAATTTAATAGAAGCAGAAAAGAAAAAAATTAAAGCTGAAATAGAATTAATTGCGCTTAAAGTAAAGCAAAATATTACCTCTCTTAATGAAATGACCGACAAAAAAACTAAAATAAAAAATAAGACCGTACAATTTCAATCTGAGATTAATCAATCACTTTTAAATATACAAAGTAAAAATAATAAGCTTGAAAAAATTAGACAACTCGATAATCGACTACAAGAGCTAGAGGTAGATCTCTCTGTCATAAGTAACAACAATACAGATTTTGATAGCGTAATAGATGAAATTAGTGTAAGACATAAAACCCTAGCAGCGGAAATTGAAGAAAAAAAGAAAAAAATAAGCGAGCTTGATATTGTTAAATTTGTTTTAAGTGAAGAGGGTGTTAAGTCATATATAGTTAATAAATTACTTGACCTTCTAAACAGTAGGTTACTATTTTATTTAAAAAAACTCGATTCAAGCTCTATCTGCATCTTTAATGAGTATTTTGAAGAAGAGATTTTAAACGAAAAGAACAAGGTATGTTCTTATTTTAACTTTTCGGGTGCGGAACGTAAGTCTATTGATTTAGCGTGCCTTTTTACATTTTCAGATTTAAGAAGAATGCAAGGTGGTGTACAATATAATATTGCTATGTATGATGAGCTTTTTGATTCATCGTTTGATGAAAAAGGTCTCGAGCTAATTACTAATATTTTAAGAGACCGCGTGGAAGAGCTTGATGAAAGTACTATGATTATTTCTCACAGAAAAGAATCTATAAAAGCTACAGGTAGAAAAGGTAATGTAATTTTCCTCGAAAAACAAAACGGTATAACAAAACGCATACAATATGAAGATGTTTAGTTGAAAATTTAATAATATTAGCTAATTATTACAAATGTTTATTTTACAACCTACACCATTTTCTTCGCCTTTTCCGCAACCTTTTCCGCAAGCAGTAAATGCGACGCAGCAAAAACATACACAGGTGGAGACTCCGCGAGAATTATCTTTACCGCGATATGTAAATTATTTAGCAGATTATAGCGGCTGTGGACATTGGAGAATATTATGGCCAGAACAAATAATTAATGCTACAGGGGTAGGCTGTTCTTCGTCTTTAACATCAATGGTTTTCGATCCACGTTGGTATGAAGGTGTAAAGTGTGTAAAGGTACAAAGACAAGCAAGCACGTCACAAAAACAGTTTTTAGGATTTTTGAAAGAAGTCCAAAAGCAACACAACTTTAAAATAATATATGAAGTAGATGATGTGGTATTTAGAGAAGATATCCCCGACTATAATAAATTTAAGTTTGCTTTTGATAATGATGAAATAAGGCAAAACTGTATTGATATAATTAACATGTGTGATGAAGTAACCGTTACATGCGACTATATGAAAAAGCTTTATCAAGAACGAACTGGTAAAAAAGAAATAACTGTAATACCAAATTTTGTGCCATACTCTTGGATGGGACATCTTTTTGACCGTAAAAAAGTCTATGAAAGTTATGAAAGTAACAAAAAGAAGCCGCGTATTCTTTATACCGGGTCAGGTGCACATTACGATGTAGATAACAAAGTTAACGGTAAAGACGATTTTGAACAACTATTACAATTTGTTATTGACACAAGACACAAATATCAATGGGTATTTATGGGGTCGTTTCCCCCGCCTCTCGCAAAATACGTTCAAACAAGAGAAATAGAGTTTCACCCATGGCAAGACTTATTACAATATCCTCGTGCTATAGCAGCTCTTGATGTTCAATTAATGATTGCACCGTTACAAAATAATAGCTTTAACAAGTCAAAATCTGATATTAAGTATATTGAAGCTGCAACACTCGGTATACCGTGTTTGTGTCAAGACATGGAAACATACTCCTCGGCGCCTGCAGATCTTAAATTTAATAACATACAAGAATTTGCTGAAAAGGTAGACATAATTTTAAATTATAAAAATAGACAAAAGTACTATAAGAGTATTGATACCTTACGCTCTATAGGATTAAAACGGGTTCTAGAACTACCTGAAAATATTGGCTGTCACCTTGAAGCCTTAAACACTCCCTATGGATCTTCTGAGAGAGTATTTCTCAAAAAGTGGAATTAAGTTTACGTTGAAAAAATAATATATCGTTATATAATAACGATATATGTATAGAAACGCTGTATACAGTGGACGTGATCAGTCTGTAAATCTTTTTACGTGGGATACAGACGGTCGACGGGTAATGCATAATGTTTCTTTTAATCCATATCTTTACATTGAAGATCAGAGCGGAGATAAAACAACAATCTACGGTACAAAAGCCAAGAAGCGTATCTTTAACACAGCTTTTGACCGTAATAAATTTATAAGTGATTCAGGTATAAAACGCATCTATGAAAATCTACCCGCGTCACAACAATACTTGATAGATACTTTCTGGACAAAAAACGAGACTGTAGAATTTTCGCAGTTTCCACTTAAAGTAACTTTTATAGATATTGAGACGTACTCCGTTGATACTTTTCCTGATATCGAAGACCCTACTCATACTGTAAATGTTATAACGTGTTATGATACCTGTAGTAAAAAGTTCCACACTTTTGGTCTCAAACCCTATACGGGTGAAGCGAATAATATAATTTACAAGCATTGTAAAGATGAACGCGAACTTTTTAAACAATTTTTTGCCTACCTCGAAGAAGATTATCCCGATGTATTAAGCGGATGGAACTCAGAGTTTTTTGATATACCATATATTATTGCTCGATGTGAACGAATACTCGGTGAAGAGTATGTAAAATTATTATCACCACTGCGTAACGTATACTTTAGAACAATTAAAGGTAAGTTCGGTAGAGATCAAAAGCGGTATTATATTGACGGTATGTCGTCAATTGACTATTTAGATATTTACCGTAGATTTTGTCTTAAATTACGCGAATCCTATAAATTAGACGCTATTGCTGAGATAGAGCTAGGTGAAAATAAAATAGATTATGGTGATATAAATCTTGCAACATTAGCAGATACTGATTGGAATAAATTTATTGACTATAACATACAGGACGTTAACCTTCTTGTTAAATTGGAGGAAAAACTGCAGTATATTTCACTGCTACGAATGTTATCCTATGTTGGATTGACGACACTTGAAGGGGCAATGGGTACAATATCTGTCATTAACGGCGCACTTACAATTAGAGCAAGAAAACGCGGTGAAGTTTTATCTACCTTTGTACGTAAAGAGGGAATAGGCAAAAACCCTGGCGCGTATGTTGCAGAACCAAAAAACGGCTTCAAAACAAATATTGTATCTTTTGATGCTAATTCCCTATACCCTAACGTGATGATATCGTTAAACCTATCACCAGAGACAAAGATAGGTAGAGTTGAAAAAAATCATAACGGTAAGATTACCGTATATCATGTATCGGGTAAGAGCTTAGAGCTAGAGCCTGAAAAATTTTCTGCTTATATGAAAGCAGAAAAATGTTCACTTACCAAAGCAGGGTTTCTTTTCACACAGAAAAAGAAAGGTATTATACCCGAGTTTCTTGATTATTATTATCAGGAACGAGTTGAGATAAAAAAACAATTATTTGAAGCAAAGAAAAAACTATCTACTCTAGACAAGAAAGACAAAGAATATAAAGAGTTACTGTTTGAGGTAGAGCGACTTAACACAAAACAAATGGTTATAAAGATTCTCGTTAATTCGTGCTATGGCTACATGGGTAACAAACAAGCTCCTATTGGAGATGATGATATTGCTTCTTCTGTAACTTTAACAGGTCAAGCTGTCATTAAGCAAGCTGGTAAACTCTTACAACAGTATTTGCGCGAAAACCATAACATTACAGATGAACATGCTCTAGATGAAAGTTGGATTTACTCTGATACAGATTCTTGTTACTTTTCTTTAGGTTGTATCGAAAACCAGGTACCTATTAAAGTGGGTGAAGAATTAAACCCTAAATTTTATGAGACGGTTCAAAAACTTGAAGACTATCTCAACACACACATTGCCTCATGGGCAATAAAATCACTTAAGACAGAAGACTGTCGATTTGTCTTTAAACGTGAATGTATAAGTGATGTTGGTGTCTTTCTTCAGAAGAAGAGATACGTAATGCATATTCTTGACGATGAAGGAATAAAAGTTAATAAATTTAAATATACAGGGGTTGAGGTTGTAAGAACAACAATGCCTAATGCTATTAAGCCTTATGCTAAAAAAATTATTGAGACAATGTTAATGACTAGATCATTACAACAAACAAATGATATTTTGTACAAAACGTATGATACGTTTAAAACATTAGCAGCAGAAGATATAGCTTTCGTTATGGGTATAAAGGGATATGAAAAATACGCTAAAACATGTAAAGATTTTAATATAGGTAAAGGTACACCTATTCATGTTAAAGCAGCATATTTACATAACCATATTAATTCAAAATATAATATTCAAAACAAATACGAAGATATTACTTCAGGAGACAAAATACGCTACTTTTATGTACAACAACCCAACAAATACGGTATAGATGTAATAGGGTTCAAATACAACCTACCTGACGAATATAAAACTATCTTTAAAATTAATTATGAAAAGATGTTTGAAAAAATTCTTTTTAATTCAATCGAGAGATTCTATCAAACTGTTAATTGGCAAATAAGAAAACCCTCCGAAAATGTACAATGCGAATTATTTGATTTATTTTCAGCTTAAAAGCTTGCAAATATGAATTTACATTATAAATTTTAATATATGATTACCTTTGTAGATCAAATTGGCAGAACGGTTATTGGAAAGTTAGTTGAAGAGACGGATTCTACTATTGTAGTAGATAATCCTGTTATTATTCATGTACAGCCCAATCCACAAAACGGACAGCTTCAAGTTCAGTCGTTTCCATATTTGTTTATGGAATTTATTAGTACGGAAAGTCGCGAGAAAAATTATTGGACGTTTAACAAAGCGTCGATTGCTACCTCTTCTGTACAGCTCGACGAGCGTATTGTAGCGCAATACAATAACATTAATACACCACCACCTGTACAGCCTGAAGGAGAGCCTGAAGTAATTAAGCTTTTTGAAGATTAATTTGCGTATGTGTCAACAAAACCCCTTGTTAGCTAGCTAACAAGGGGTTTTGTATATAATATAATCCCTTGATTACCTGAATAATAATATATAATATTTTTATGGATAAAGATATTTTAAGCGCTCTAAATGAAATTGACGATGTAAATCCATTCGCTACTTATTTGAGTGATAGTACGCTTAGCCGCGTTAGAGGATGGGTAGATACAGGTAGTTATGTTCTCAATGCTATCATTTCTGGTTCTATTCACGGTGGTATTCCTAAAGGTCGAGTTACTATGCTTGCTGGTGAATCTATGACGGGTAAGTCTTTGTTTGTACAAAAGATTCTTGCCAAAGCACAACAAGAAGGTCTTATACCTGTAATTTTTGATACTGAAAATGCTATTGATCCTGAAGGAGCCCAACGTCTAGGTCTTGATATTAGTAAGGTAAAGTATGTACCGTGTATCAGTATCGAACAAACACGTAATGCTTTGTTTAAGTTTCTTACATCAGTAAAAGAAAAGAAACTCGAAGGTAAGTTTATTGTTGCAATTGATTCACTCGGTAACCTTCAATCAGAACTAGAGTTAGCTCGAATGGGTAAAGATAGCACTTCAGCTGACATGGGTACAAAAGCTCGTGCGATGAAATCACTAATGCAGACCTGTACCAATCTAGGCGCAGTAACACAAACTACTATTCTCTGTACTAACCACGTCTATGATGATCCAGCTGCGATGTTTCCATCAATTGAGAAGCATATGCCAGGTGGTAAAGCATGTGTCTATCTTCCATCAGTAACCGTCCAGCTTGCGCGCAAGCCTATGAAGTCTGATGACGGTAAAACAACAGACGGTGAACTCGCCGTTGGTCAAAAATCTTATGCAGGTATTATTATTAGAGCTCTTACGCGTAAAAACAGATTTATTAAACAGTATCTCGAAGGTGAGATGTACTTATCCTTTGCTAACGGATTGGATAGGTATTACGGCATGCTTGATCTTGCTGTCGGTCTTGGAGTAGTTATTCAGAACGGCTCAACGTATGCTCTAGAAGATGGTACTAAGCTAGGTTATTATAAATCGTGGCGGAAGGATAGTAAGCTCTGGGAAGAAACCATTCTACCAAAACTTGAAGAGAGAATTAAAAAGGAATGGTCATATAGTAATCTTGAAGAAGAAACTCCAGAAGAGATAGATGATGCAGTATAAAGGTTATAAAGCTGTAGATTATATACAGTGGGTCTGGAAAAAAGTGTGGAACATTGATTACTCTAAATCTAAAATTAGACAAGATTTAAAACAAGGAGCTGTTAAATTAAACGAAAGAAAAATAAAAGAGACAGATTTTTTTATATTTAGAGATGAAAAATAAATTAGTATTAGCATTTTCAGGAGGTATGGATAGCTCTGTACTTCTTTTTATGGCAGCAGAGAGAGGTTATGAAGAAATTCATACTATTACCTTTGATTATGGTCAAAGACATCGCCGTGAAATGCAGTGTGTACCGCTTCAGAAATGGGACCTCGAAGAGAAATATCCCAATGTTAAATTTACAAATAAGGTATTAGATGTAAGCTATCTAAAGGATATCTCTCCTACATCTTCGTTAACTAATCTTGATATTGATAATCCTGATATAAATAAAATCGCTGGTGATGCACAACCCGTTTCATATGTTCCGTTTCGTAATCAAATGTTTATTACGATTTGCTGTGCTTACGCAGAGAGTCTCGGTGCTGAGACGGTTTGGTACGGTGCAGCGCAAGTAGACTCACTAGCCGGCTACTGGGATGGATCTCAAGAGTTTGTTGATAGTATCAATCAATTAACAGCTCTCAACAGACAACATAGAATCCTAATTGAAGCTCCATTGCTCTCCCTGTCGAAAGCAGATATTATACGAGAAGGTGTGAGACTTGGTGTTCAGTTCGAGAACACATGGACATGTTATAGTAATCGCGAAGATAGCCTTGCTGATGCAACCACACCTTCTAGTAGTTTACGCGTTCAAGGCTTTATTAGCGCAGGATATAAAGATCCCATCAAGTACCTGCAACAGGATAAGCTTGATGGGATATATGAAGAAAACAATTGTATCGAATTATAACCCGTAGCTTCGTAGCTCTTCAAGCTGCCAATGCGTTTTTGGTTTATATTTGTTCTTAAACGTAACGGGGGTTTCTTTACTAGGCTTATAGAAAGAATCTTTTTTAATTTGTTCCGTAAGATATAAAGCTGTATTCGGAGTAGTACTTTCTGTTGTTAGTTTAATTTCCGGTGAGATTTTATATTTTGTGCGCATTTGTCTTTCTATTTCGCCAAATTTAAGTCTCTTATCCATAACAGCACTAGATTTACCGGAAAGCTCTGCATCCCGACCAGCATATTTTAAAGCTTTTAATTCATCTTTGACCATTTTACGATCGTTAGGGTTAGTAATTTGATTTAAAAACTCTTCGTTACCGCCTTTTGAATTAATATCCTTTGCTACCCGTACAACTTCTCTACCCGCATCACCTACATATGGTGCTACTTTTGATCCACCTACTGCTGCTGCTGCAAGTCCTACTCCAGCTACCGCACCTCTCAAACTCTCTGTTACATATTTTTCTGTTCCAGAAGCTCCTGAGCCAGTAAGCATGTCAAGTACTTTTAATTGTACCTGCTTAACTTCAGGAACTAATGATGTATCGCTATAATCTTGTGCTAACCCTTCAAAACTACCACTACCTTCACCTTCTTCTGCTTCATCACCCGCATATCCTTGCATTTCTTCATCTTCAACACTTACTTGGTCATTGCCTGCACTTATATATTGCGAAATAGGCTTAACGGCAGAATATAAATATGACGCTATTTTTTCTTTTCCGGGTTCAACAGCTATTTTTCTAATGTAAGCTTTTAAAGTCGGTAAGCTATTAATTTGATCTGAATAATCTACCACCTCTCTTAGTGCATCTTCTTCTATATCGAACCCTGGCTCACCTAAATTCATTTCGATATTATTAAGAATTTGTGCAACGGCAGAGCGAACTAATATTGAATCATCGGTAACTATATCCGTCAAAGCATCGTCCATTTGTTTACCAGACCTAGCTTGTCTCATTTGCTTTGCTACTTCTTTTGCTGCAGCCTGCGCAACGTACTTTTCTTCGTTACGCAACATCATTTCGTTAATAAAGTTATCTAATGTATCCGAAACTCTTTCTTCTATTTCTTTTGTTTTAGCGTTTATTTCTCTTTCTTTATCTCTAAGCATTTGTAATAAGGCTTGTTTTTTTCCAGAAAAAGTAGCTGGTTTTTTTAGCAAAAGTAACTCATCATGTGTTATAATATCTAAATTATACAAAATTTCCCTAATAAACTGCATTGTATGAAGCGGGGCAGAGCTCAAACCTCTATCAGACATAGGTGTAGTCACATTGCCAAATGATGGATGTGCTGCAGCGTAAGGCGATATTCTTGCTTCAGCTAATAAATATGCACGTGAGAGTAGATTACTAAAAGAACTCATATAACATATTTATACAATATGCACTTAAATTGGAAAGATTTTAACGAAATAGCATACAATAAGCTATGCGAGCTCCCTGGAATAGGTAAAAAAGCAGCAGATCGTATAATCGCTAATAGACCATTCAGATCTAACAACGACCTCTTTAAAATAAAGGGGTTAGGATCGAGAACTCTTAAGAATTTAGGTATAGAAAAGACGAAAAAAGAACGAAAATCGTGGTATTTGATGGAAGATGGGTTAGAATACCCCTCATACGCACTTGCAAAGAATATTTTGACGGGAAAAATTGATTTTTTCTGGAGAATTTCAAAAGATAAGCGAGAATATCTGTAAAATAATATAATGTGTGCAATTATTGGCTCTAAAAACACTTCAAAACTTGAAGTTATGTATACTGCTAACCTACCACGTGGTACTTTTGCTACTGGAATTGTTAGCTTGTATGATCATAACAATCAACAAACTATTAAAAAGCAAGGTACAATCGATTTTGACCAGATTCAGCTAGATGAATCGTGTGATTATTACGTCGGACACGTACAAGCACCTACATCTGCTAAGAGAATATGGTCATATGACACATCTCACCCGTTCGAATCACTATCTTGGTCGGTATTACACAACGGCGTACTTACAAATCACGAGGAAATACGCTCAAAACACGTAAATTGGGATGTTAATCCTGTAGATACTGCAGTAATTCCTAATCTACTGCAATATTTCACTGAAGAGTGCACAGAAGAGTGCCCTGGACATGAAATTATTAAGAAAGCTCTTAATATTCTTGAAGGTACCTTTGCTTTATGCATTATTGATACAGATTGCAACGATATTTACCTTGCAAGACAAGGATCTATACTTCATTACAATGATAATGGCGATTTTTCTACACTTGGAGGTGAAGGATTTAAGGTAGTACCAGAAGGTGTTATATTAATGCTTAGAGATTATACAACATGGGAGGTGGTTAATCATTTTGAAGTTAAATCACCATTTTTATTCTTATGAAAACATTCTATTTTTCAGCAACTAAAGGAAGTAGAAAGAAAACATTGTTAGCTAACAATCATTCTACATATAATGAGTTTATTTTTAAAGAAAACAACAAAGATCCATTGCCTGTCATTTATAACAAAGCAATAGACTTTGCTATACAGGAAGATTTCGATTTTTTAGTACTCTGTCACGACGATGTTATCATAGAATCTGATTTAACTTATAAAATATCATCATTAATGAACGATTATGATGTTATTGGGGTAGCTGGTACTACAGAGTGTAAGCTTCAAGAGCCTGCTCTTTGGCATATCATGGGCGGTGGGTTTGGATCAAGTAATCTACACGGTGCCGTAGCTCATGGCGACGAAAAAAGTAAATCAATGACGTTTTTTGGACCCTATCCGAAGCGATCTCTTCTCTTAGACGGTGTATTTTTATGCATTAGTAAAAAAGTCTTTACACAAGTCAGATTTGATGAAACAAATCCAGCAGGATTTCATTTCTATGATCTAGACTACAGTCTTGCTTGTCATAAAGCAGGATTCAAGCTAGGTGTTTCGGATATTATGATCACACACGCATCTCCCGGTCTAAAAGAATTTACTCCTGAGTTTAACGAAGGTCAAAAGTGGTTTCTTGAAAAATGGAAAGGTCAGCTATAATAAAAGCGTGAGTAGACTCGATCTAGATTATTTTGAGAGCATTGTTATATACAAATCTCTTACAGACACGACATACCTAGCATCTATTATAGATTTTATTAAACCGGCATATTTTAAGACAAAAAATATTGCTGATGTTTTTAATATTATATCAGAATTTTATAATAAAAGACAAAAACTACCTACGACGACAGAGATTAAGTCGTATCTCGTGACTGATGAACTTAGACAAGCTTTTAAATCACTTGTCCAATCCTTTAACGATATAGATAAAACTTTTGATAAAGACGAGCTATATGAAAATACAGAGCGTTTCATAAAAGAAAAAGCTGTATATCATACTATGCTTGCTATCGCAGAAGATATTGCAAAGGGTAATGTTGATACATCCAAGGCATTAGATAAATTTGAAAAATCCTGTAATGTTAGTCTTGTAACAGACCTTGGTCTTGATTTGTATGGAAATATTGATACCGTTATTGAAGACCTAACAACTATACAGAAAACAATACCAAGTACCTGGCCATGGCTTGACGAAGCTCTGAATGGAGGGTTTTTAGAGAACGGGCGTGCACTTTATGTATTTGCGGGTGAAACAAACATTGGTAAATCTATATTTTTAGGTAACATAGCAACGAATATTTCAGCACAGGGTAAAAATGTTCTATTAGTATCCTTGGAAATGTCTGAGCTATTATATGCAAAAAGACTCTGTGCTAATGTCTCAAAAATACCACTTAAAGAGCTAAGCAATAACCCGTACGCGCTGAGACAAGCAGTCGCTGAACAAAAGATAAAGGGATGCGGTAATATTTTTATTAAAGAATTTCCTCCAGCAACCATCACACCGAATCAGCTCAAATCATTTGTTAAAAAGATTACCGATACAGGCATAAAAATAGACGCTATAGTATTAGATTATTTAAACCTACTGCATACGACAGTAGGTAGTAATTCTTACGAACGAATTAAAAACGTAACAGAACAGTGCCGTGCTATGAGTTATATTTTTAATTGCCCTATAATAAGCGCTACACAACTTAATCGCTCTGGTTTTGATCAAGCAAATCCCGATCTTAATACCATTTCTGAATCTATCGGTCTAGCAGCTACAGCTGATGTCATCGTTTCAATCTACCAAAACGAAGAAGATCGCGAACTAAACATTATAAGACTAGGAATGATGAAAAATCGCTACGGTCCACGCGGTCATACCCAGCCTATGCGTATTGATTACCCCACACTAACAATTACCCAAGCTGATGATTTAGATGACTTTGGAGATGACGATACACTAAATACGTTAGCCGCATTCTCAAGTTGAAAAGGTTCCTTTTATTTATAAATAAAAGGAGTGAAAGATTTAATATCATATAAAAATTATAATTTAAAATCTAAAGTAGACGCCTTTAAGAGTGGTGAAAGAGCTTTCACCACTCAGGACCTCGTCGATATAAAATTATATTTACAGGTATATAAAGATACGCTTGCTAATACAACCTTTTTTAAAGGTAAAGTAAAGGAGCAAAAAGTTGTTAGCTGTCTTGCAGATGATTTCTATGAAGATTTTTTCGATCATATGGTTAATAAGCTAGCTGCAGCAATCGCTATAATTGTTATACCTTCGCAGAAAAAAATTATTCTTAAGAGAAATGAAAAAACATGTAGTTTAAATTTATGCAATCTTGCTAAAATAATCTGCGGTGGAGAATGTGATGATATGTCTAATAATTTTGCTAAAGGTATAATAACAAAAACCTTTCTAAACTTTACAAAAACACTATCACCATGTTAAAATTAGAAATAGCAGAATTACCTTCTGAAAATATTATTAAAGCTGAAACTGAACACTTATTACTATCGTTTTGTACATTTTGTACTCTGCTAAAAGGTAAAAAGCTTAGCTTTCAAAACGTTTTTCTTTTAATATTGCAAGATGCTAAATTAAGAGATATAATAAAAGAAATTTTAAGTATTGATACTACTTATGAGGTAGTTAAACTATTCGTAGAATACGATCCACTTATTACAACGAGTAAATACGTTACCAAGTTCTTAAACGAAAATCCAAAATTAAATCTATGATAAGCGATACACAAAAGAATATATACAATTCTTTTCTACACGCAACCCGCACTGTTAAAAACAAGCCCTTTACACCCCGTACAAAATTTTCTGATCTAGATAACACTACCCTACTTATCTTAAAAAAGTTAGATCTTTTCTTTAAGTCTCATAGAAACATCAATTACAATGATTTCTTTATTGCGCCATATTCTATATATAACAAAGAAGATTATTTCGATCTACAGTTTTATATAACCCGTCGCTCGATTAAGTGCTACGTAGAATATATTAAAAATCGTGAGCTTGATGATCCAGATAGTGATAATACTATTTTAAAATGTAAAGAAAGCTGCGCTTTTATATATTATTTCTGTAAGCAAGCAGGTATAACGCTTGGAGAGTATAAACAGCAGAAAGCAACAAACATACCTTTGGTACTGCAGCATATTAAAGAACATAAAATAAATTTTTATACCCTTCACGGTCTTGAAATTAATAACATACTTACGCTGAATGATATAGATCTTTATAATTTCATGTTTGATAATTTTAACGAGACATACAACACGACAAGATCTAAATTTATTCGCTCTAAAAAACTTAAAAACACTATTAGAGCAGCACTAAAAATAATAGATAAAAAATTATTGATTTTCACAGAAGCATCATTACAATAATATATATAATCAACCAAAAAAATATGAGTACATTTAATACAAACATGTTTCAATCAATTAAAGCAGCTCTTACAAAGAGCGAAGAAAAAAATACCGGCGGTCTTTTTAATGAAATTCTCAAGACACCTGCTGGTCATACTTACACTGTGAGGTTGCTGCCTTTTGCTAAAGACCCATCTAAAACATTTTTTCATTATTTTGTACATGGCTGGACCTCATTTTCAACAGGGCAGTATGTACAGGCAGTATCTCCTCAAACGTTTAACGAACGAGATCCGATTTCAGAAGAGCGCTTTAAGATCTTACGCACGGGCACTGAAGAAGAAAAAGAAAAAATGCAAGCTGTAAGACGATCTGAAAAATGGCTCGTTAATGTTTATGTGGTTGAAGACCCTTCCAATCCTGAAAATAATGGCACAGTAAAAATGTTACGTTATGGTAAGCAGCTACAAAAAATTATTATGGAAGCTATTGAAGGGGAAGATGCAGAAGAGTTTGGCGCGCGTATATTCGATCTAGGATCGGAAGGTGTCAATTTTAAAGTAAAAGTAGAACAGCAAGGTGACTATCCGACCTACGTATCATCGAGATTTACCTCATCGGGTAAGCTTAGTCTTTCGCAAGAGCAGCAAGATAAAATCTACAACAGCGTATACAATCTCGAAGAAGTATTCACTATTAAATCTTATGACGAATTAAAAGAAATGATTGATGAGCATATTTACGCAACACCAATTACAGAAAAAGTTGAAGCAGTAAGTAAACCACAATCCACCCCTGCTGTAAACTATTCTACACCTATTGCATCGCAGGTTGTCGAAAATACTGTTGAAGATGATATCGAAGAGCTGTTAAAAGATCTATAACATGTCACCAGAAGAACAAAAAACTATCCTTCAGTTTATGGGACAAACTTATGGCTTGTCTCATAAACTAGATCAAGATATTGTTGGTCAATCTCAATTTTTAAAACCAACAAGTGGTAGTATACGTGATAAATTTGAAGAGATACTACGCGCACCAATACAGGAAAGTATACCCCGTGATACCTTCACACCTGTACAATCAATAGAGGTTATACAACCTGCTATACCTCACAGCCAAGTTGAAGAAATAAAGCTACCAGGCCTCGACAAGCCACCGATGCAACTATCACAAAATGAAAAACAAATAATTACAGCTTTATCAGAAATAAACTTGAATCTTAGTCGTATTGGTAATATACTAGAAAAAGCAACAAATGTCAAGCCAAAGAAAATTAAATATACAGGGTCGGAGTGAATTTACAAAATATTTAGATTCTTTTTCAAAAATAAACGACTCCTTTATCGGAGAGCTGGAAGATAGTAAACTATCTATTATTACCGCTTCGCCTGACAATACATTAATTGCTCATGGTGAGTATGCTTGTAGTTCAAACTATAATATAAGTCTGAATATACCTGATAGTAAAAAGCTAGTACGTGTACTAGATACAGTAAATACAGAAGATGTTGAATTAATACTCAATAATAATAGTATTGAGTATCGCGGAGCAAGTATAAAGTTTAAATATCATTTATTTGAAGAAGGCTTTATAACTAAGCCCGCTCTTAGTGTAGAGAAAATAAAAAACTTTACACATGATATTTCATTCAAGCTTACCAAACAATCTTTACAAACAATAATTAAAGGTAGTTCCTTTATTACCGAAACAAACAAGCTGTATTTATATACAGATAATGGAAAGCTTATAGGCGAATTGACCGATAAAGCGAGACATAATACAGACTGCTACTCTATAGCTTTATGTGATGTCGACTTTCACTTACAACCTATACCGGTAAATTTTGATAATATACGATTAATGACGTTGCTAGATGATAATATAGATGTAAATATTAACACACAATACGGTGTTCTTATTTTTACCATGAAGCAAAACAATACAAAGCTATCTTATATACTTACCTCTCTTACACAATGAACAGACATATTAAAAATAAAATTTCTACACCAGGGTACTTTTTAAAGAGACTTAAAGATAGTAAGTTTACTACTTTTAAAATATTTAAAAACTATTCAGAAGCTGACTCGCGTAGATGGACCATATTAGTAGACCCGGGTGTGACATCTGTGTTTATTACATGCTATGAAAATATATCCTTTAAAGGCGATGTAATGTTTGAATTTAATGACGGTGGTAATCTGTTTCCTAAAAACTTTTCTCTCAAGACAAATTCTATAGAGGTAGTGGTTTCTAAACTTATCGAAGCAGGCGTTAAGCAACGATTAGATACAGATAAATAATAATATGGAACCAGACTCTACATCTGATGATTTTTCAGAAGATGAAAAGTTAAAAGATTTAATACGAGACGCGCTATCATTACAAATAGAAACGCAGAAGCGTAAGCGAAATAAAAAAAACATAAATACCGCTCTTATAGGCACAATAGAAGAGTTTTTAAGTAGCTTTTTAATATTAGGTTATGATTTCGAAGGAAATCCATGTGTTGTAAAAGTCTCTCCGACTGTTGAAAAAAATGAGGCGTTAATGTCTCTGTTGATGAGAGTATTTTCAAAAGAATTAAGACCTGGAGGTGGTGATTATTATGAAGAGACTTTTTAAAAAGGAAAAAGTGCATCCAAATAAGCGCAACATTTATGCTGTTACAACAGGTGACTATGTAGGTGAAATGTTTATTTATATAGAAGAAACAAACAACACCTATCACTTTTTGTCAATACCTAAACTAATTAATAGAGAAGTCCCGAAAGAAAAGTTTGAATTTGCATGGAACTTTAATATAATAGAATTTGTAGAGCGAGCTCCAAAATCTGTTTATAAGGTAGCCGAGAAACAATTTCTTTATAATAAAACCTCCATTATTAAACAAGATTAATACAAATCGCAATTGAATGTTTTTACCCGCTGATTATGTTATTTCAAAATTTTATGAGCTTGGATATTACCCGAAGCATAATAAATTTAATAATACATATCAATGCAGTTGTCCAATATGTAAAGAAGGTGCATCTCTAGGGAAAAAAAAGAGATGTTATTTTATACCTGATAAGGATAATATTTTTTGTCATAATTGCGGATGGTCAAGTAAGCCCGCGAAATGGATTTGCGAGGTTTCAGGAATGTCTACCTTAGAATTAATCGAAGACATTAAACAAAACAACTCAAGTCTCGCTATAGAAGAACATCCTATAACATTACATGAAAAGCGTGCAGTTGATACCCTACCTGAAAACTGTATTAATATCTTTGATACAGCGCAGCTTGAATACTTTAAAGAAAGCAACATACTAAGCGAATGCATACAACTTATAAAACATCGCAAGCTCGATACAGCTATAAATCGACCTGATAATCTATACCTATCACTCTGCGATAAAGTACATAAGAATAGACTGGTTATACCGTTTATAAACGAGCGCGAAATTATTGAATTTTATCAAACACGTACTATTTTACAGACAGATAAAAAAAAGCCAAAATATCTATCCAAAATAAACGCTGAAAAGACACTTTTTAATATTAATAAAATAAACCCTTTAAACGAAAATGTATATATCTTTGAAGGTCCTCTAAATGCCTTTTTTACAAAAAATAGCATAGCTGTCGCAGGAATTACCGAAGGAAAACAAACTTTCACACATAGACAGCAAGAGCAGCTTAATACAGTAATACGCTTCCATAAAAAAATATGGGTTTTAGACTCTCAGTGGTGTGATACCGCTTCACTTAAAAAGACAGAGATGCTATTACATCAAGGTGAAAAGGTATTTTTATGGCCGGAGAAATACGGTAAACGATTCAAAGACTTTAATGATATTGCTATGTATTGTAATATTAATGAAATATCAGAAAGCTTCATACAAAAAAATACCTGTGAAGGTCTCACAGGTATAATTAAATTAGCAGAAATTAAAAAAACTAGACATACTTAAACGTAGGATTTTCAGTCTGTGCAATATATCCTCTAAATGATTCTGTTAACGATGCCAACTCTGTCGCAACACGAGCAATCTTGCGTTGTTCAGATTGCTTCATTCTATCAAAAATTGTATCAGGCTCCGAATTAGCTAATTTTGTTTGTATCGATTCACCTGTTGTACCGTTCAAAAACGTTAAAAATTCATCGCAACGATCTACCCATGTTTGTAGTTCTGCTTGCATGGATTGTGCTTGCGCTGATTTTATCTTTGCAGCTTGTGCTGCAAGGTCGTTATTTTCTGGCGAAGGTTCCATATCTACATCGAAATCCGATGCATTTGTTTCTGCATCTAAGCTATCTTCCATAGCTGCACGGTCTAAATTGCTATCTTGTTCCGCTAAAACTGCAAAAAATTTATTTTGAAATTTACTCATACAATTATTTATTCTCATGCATAAATAATTATGTGTTTAATACAACAAATCCACATCAAATAGGTACAGCGCAAGACCCTGTTTTACAGCAAAGCTCGCTTGGTAGCCAGCTTAAAACTATTAAGCAAGACGAAAAAAATGCTAAAGCGCCGCCTGTTTTACCTGACCCGCTCGAAGAATTAAAGCCCTTGCTAGCAAATATTTTTGTAACTCTATCACAAGTTCGTAATAAAATAAGTCTTGCTAAAAACAATCCTGTAGTAAAACAACAAGAATTAGAAGAATTGCAAGTAAAGGTAGATGAAATTACTACTAAAATACTTGATTTAGAAGGTAACCTCGCTATAATGTCGTTAAATGGTTAATATTATTAAATCTGTTTTAGTAACAAGCTGCATTAGTTTAGGATTAGCTTTTTCACTCAGAGAGCTTTTAGGATTCTGGGAAATATTTACTTTGTCTTTTATTTTACAATTTTTAGTTTCTTTTTTATGGAAAAATTTTACGTTAAATAATAATTCTGCAGCAATCACAGAATTAACACAAAATTTTGATAGCTTGATAGAATCTCAACAGATAAACGTACCTTGCCCATGCGGAAAATACACGGAAAATATTGTTTTTTCACCAAAAGAAGACATCACAATACAATGTGAAGCGTGTAAAAATACCTTTCGCGTTGTAACAGAAATTAAAACACAGCTAATTACAGAGCCTGTGAATATCGAAAGTATGTTTGATAAATTAAAAGGAACTACCGTATAATACGATTATGAAGACATTTGAATTTGCGCTAAAAAATGGCAGTAAGAAGGTTATGGAATTTGATGAGTTTGTGAGATGGGCGTGTTTGATAGAAGGTATAGACTACATTTCTAAAGCGTGTAAAACAAACAATATAGGGCGTGAAAATGATTGCTGGATTAAACCCTTAGCAATACAAAACTATATTGAAGAGAGATTTCATAGTATGAAGCATGATCTCAAAGTAGAAAGCATACTCGGTAACATTTAAATTAAATAGATTTAATTAATAAGCGTTTACGTCTGCGTCTACGGTAAATGATCCCACTTTAAATGTAATATTTGGAGTTGCTGACACTGATGCAAATGTACCATATGTAGCTACATTTATAGGCACATTAGAGCTTAAACTGTTTGTCGTTGCGTATCGCATTATATTTGTTTGGTCTAATCTAATAAGTTTTGAAGTTGTTGAACCAGCAGAAGAGTTAAATGTTATATTAGGTTGACCATTACTATTCCAAGTAATTCCTTGGAAACCATGAGCTTCTGTTGTTGTATTTTCTGTCCAATTATATGCAATACCAACGCCATAGTGATTGTAATTCACCATTCTAAAATTTGTTGTAATAGAAGATATAGCTATACCCGCTGTTGTATTATATGTTATTAATGTCCAAATATCAGCATTAATTTGCGCTCCATAAACACCAGCACCATTTAAAAATACTCCACAATACACATATGGAATTCTTGATGTAACCTTTCCAGTACCTGTAATGTTAAACACAGTAGCTGCTACTGCTTGTATTAATCTTGAATCAATACCCAACACACCAACTGCACAATTAAAGAGCGAGCCAGTAGAATTATTTGTTAGATTAACAATAGAGCTACATTCAAAATTAACAACCGTTGTATCATTACCACTAGGCATTGTTAATACACCTGTTGCACCTGCAGCCAATATGAAATCTGCATATCCTCTAATAGTAATCGGAACAGAATTTTGACTATATGAAAATGCTACAATTTCTGATGCTATATTAACAACTGTTCCATTTTCAAAATATAAATTACCTTTAAGGTTTAAATTAATCTGAGAATTAATTGCATATGTTCCTGCTCTTACATAAACTAGATCACCAGTTGCTACAGAAGAATCAGCTATAGCAGCACTAAGTGTGCGATATGGTTTGAATTGATCATATTTACTAAGACCAGTTCGTGTATCTGTACCTGTAGCAGCATCGACATATATCGTCTTACCTGTTGGGTTATTTACATAAGCTCTAGCAGAGAGTGTATCTAATATAGTAGCTGAGCTTAATATTACATTATTTGTAGAAAGATAGTTGGTTACTGTTGGTAAAATCTCTGCTGACTCTTCCCAAGCCGCGCTAAGAGAACGCAATTTAAGACCATACATAGGTCCATTGTCTCGCTTTATCTTTAAAAACGTATCTACACCGTTAGTACTCAACATAGCTGGAGATATAGATAGACTGCTTAGACCTACTCTTAATACACTCTCATCAATACCTATAGCTATTTCTTGGGCTGAGAGTGTTTCAACTCTATGTCCTATAGCCATGCTTCTATAATGATAAGCTGTAGATCCAAATCCTACAACCGCGGTATCTCTATCAAACCCTTCACAACTTGGTCCTAGAGCAAATCTTGAAACTACACCTCCGGATTCTTTTAATTCTGACTGTGTGGTAGGATAACGCTCATATGAGAAAAGCTGCAAACCAGCTACTGGTCTATGTACAGGGTCTTTGTTTCCAGCATAAACATACAGCTGTAAATCAGAAGAAGAAATAGGAGCAAATGAAGCAAATTCCAATCCGCTTTTCATAATTGGCGGCAGCGTATAATTAACACCATTACTTGACCAAATACCGAACTTATTATTACGGAATGCTGGACTAATGTTGTTTACTATATATCCATTTAGATCCACAGAAGATAGTCCATTAGGTGGTGTTGTTAAACTGAAAGTACCATTCGTTATTCCCGGTCTATCCAAGAAAAATTCTATGTTTGGGGTTGCGAATTTCTGGAGTCGAGATTCTTCTGTTCCTCTTTGTTGGCCTAACCGTATTATAACTTCAGTTGGCGAAGATCTGTATATATACCCGTCATATGATTGTTGTGAGTAATTTCGCGTTGATGGTATGATTTCCCCGTTTGCTCCTCGTACCATACCATACTGACTTTTTAAACTATCTGGCGTTAGTCCATTATAGTTAATAGCACTTAAGTCTCTAGAATCAGACAACAACACAATAACAGGAAGACTCTCGTAAAGAAACGGTAGTTTTGCTGATAACAAGGGAGTATTAGCTGTATTAAACACTAACTCACAACTATTACGCATAGATACGGTATTATAACCTCCTTTTGAACTTAAAGAAATAATTTGCGAGTCAGGAACTAATAGCGGATCTCCTGGTAGTCTTATAACCTCTGCTGTGTTTATTACACTGTTTGTAAAGGCTGGTACAAGACTTGCGCGTGTTGTAGTAGCTCCCAGCCAGTTATCTATTGAGAGATTAAACGGCTGTAATCTAAAATGCTTCGTTGCAGTTGCGGGTAGAGCTTGACCTGCAGGTATATCTGCATTAGATTGTGCTGTGCCCGTATCGTTTACTGAAATAATTTTTGCGGGAAACGATGCAGCTGTAAATCCTATCTTTCTTAAGGACTCGTTATCTATACCAGTAGGGGAGACAGAAAAATATATTATTTTACCAACAGTTAGACTTGTATTATAGCTACTTGTCCAAACTGCTAGGTAATTGCTATCACTTACTGGGTCGACTGTATAAGGCGGTGCTATCTGGTTTGCAGTTAAAGATGCTCCGTATGCAGCAACAATAGGCGCTGTTACTTCAGGTCCTCTAAATGCTTGTGTATGTTGTGTGATGCGCTGCGACGTGTGAGTATAACCTCCGTTAATTGTTTGATATCCACCACCGGCGCCGTTTTGAATTAAGTGAAAGTGATCTGACCCATTAGTAAACTTAGGATGACCGCCCTGTAGCGTTAATCCGTGAACAAAGTTACCTCTACCTACTGTAGTGAAGGGTGTACCAGGATCTTGTGGTTGAATTGATTCGATTTTTAACTCTGCAGCTACTCCTGAAATATTTTGTTCTGCTAATGGCTTCGTAACGAAGGTATTATTTCTAAACTCCAAAGAGATACTTCCAGAGTTATACCCGCCGCCTCCTATAAACGATGTAATTGAAATTGGAGAGCCTCCAAAAGGCGTATAAGTAACACTAAGTCTATTAGTACTTGTACTCCAAATTCC